TCCAATTCTTTAATTTTGTTTTGCAACATTTCAATTTCTGTGAAATATCCCATGATAGACATCTTTAATCAGATGATATATAAAAAGAATTCAATGAATCATTTTTTATTTTTACAGACTATTGTCTTCATCAAATGATTTCATTATCATCATTATTAACAGCCTTATAACGCATGCATCTCCAGCCTTTATTATCAATAGGGTATGCCCCCAACATTTTCTCAATATATGCCTTAATTTGATTTCTATCTGGTCTCTTTTTATTTTTTGGAACATTCTCCATAGACCATACTCTAAATTCATTATATAAACTCTGAATACCCAGTCTGTCATCTACTGCATTCTTATCAATCTCAATACGGTCATTAATGAATTGACCAATGATATCATTATTATTCTTATAACTCTCTGTAGCAATTCTGACCTCCATGGGCTCTGGAATAGCATTTGGATTGATATACTTATGCCTTTCTATCAACATACTCATAAATGCCTCTGTCCACCTTTCAAACTTATCAGATAGTTCCAAATCCATATGAAATTCGTTGGGTTTTGTAGGGTTTTCACAGAATTTGGATTTGAACTCTACAACACGAATCCTACGCCACGTTCCTCCATCATCACTAGGAACTTCAGGTAATTCATTACACGTCAGAATCATCTTAAACTGTGGCTTAAATTCAGTAGGCTCTTTATACAACCCACGTGTAATAATCCTGTCATTACCTGACAACTCTTTCATGAACCCTATGTTGATTTTGTCATCATTACCTGGTTCCTGCATAACTGCAAATCGTCTTCCTTTTGTTCTTTCCAGCTCACTCTGAGCACTATTGGATGCAACTCGTTTCTGTGTCAACAGTGCTATAGGTAATATGCAGTAATAATCCCCCATAGCTTTTTGGACTAAATCAAGCAATCTAGACTTACCATTACTGCCTTGACCTGTAAATATATAGAATCTTTCCTGTGCAATGCTACCATCAATGGTGCAAGCCAATACATCCAATACAAAGTTTTTAACACTTTCAACAGTGAACAGTTTGTTGAAGAAATCATGTATTTCGGCATTCTCTGGTGATTCTACATTATAAGCAACATAGTTCACCTTTGTTGAATGAAATATGTAGTCATCAGGCATTCCATCTCTGAATAAGTGCATTTTAAGGTCATATACTCCATTTGCAAATCCAATCAGATGTGACCTACTATCAAGAAGTTCATCAAACTTTTCATCCATAAACAGACACTGTAATTCCTTCATGACACTTGTCTTAAATGTTGCATTTTTCAGTTGCTTCGCAATGGTTGTGCAATGTTTTGACCTATCGCTACAAATATCCTTCTGGTTATCATCATCATGTGAAGAAGATGCCTGGCAATTCCAATAATGAGCTCTTTGAAGAAATTTATTGCATATGTCTTCGCTAAGAATAATGCGAAGCGCAGAGCCTTCTGTAGTTATTTTCCAACGGTGTTTATCCTTATCATATTTATACCAAATTGTTCTATTCACTGTTTTAATTTCATTTTTGTAAATTGCTTGTACTACTTTGGCAATATCAAAGTGAGCTCCTTCACTACGAATACACTTGTCAATGAGAGGTATGATAGAATCATTAATAATTTCGTCATATTTCATAGGATTATCTTGTTTTGCCCACCATTTCAGTGTTCCAATACCCATATGGTCCTTTCGCATTTTGTTCCATAATTTTTGACATTCACCTTCTACATAAGAGCTGCCAATTTTGGAGAACTCAACCCAAGTATCAATTAGTCTGTAATCAATATTTCGGAGCACCCATCCGAGATTAATCCAGTCATCATATTTTTCTGCTCTACAATTGGATAAACATTCTAATACAAGACGCTTAATAATGATCAATTCATCATCAGATGTGTAATTTTTGTTGATATTCAAGGATTTAGCAAATATATTGTTGTGCAATTTTGTCTTATACTTGACATCAATAGCAGGTAATACATGTTTAATATATTCCTCTATTTCAGACACATGCTTTGGAAACACTGGTGTCAATGAATCTTGTTTTTTTCTCATTGAAAACAACTTTATAAAACCAATCTCGTCAGTTGCAGTGATAGGGTCATTCAATAATTCTATACTACTACATTCTGATACATATTTGTATATTTGAGATACGCGATAAGAATCAGATTCCATTTTTTTGCTACCATACATTAGCCAACAGTTCATATCAATGATAGCCTTGTCTATAATTGATTCATATTCATTGCATATAGGAAGATTGCCAAAGAGGTCTTTAGCAACATCAAGAATCTTCTTGCGTATGAAGTGTTGCACATTATTGGATACTATGATGTGTGGAAATACAATATGTATGCCATCTTTGTTTTTACCTCTATGTTCTGATGGCTTGGGTTTCTCCATAACATAGGCTAAATTGCAATCATCAGGAACTTGAATATAAGTGTTGATAATTTGCATATAAGTTTTGACTATATTATGCACATGGTCGTTGGTATATACTCTTTTGAGTTGCCTATTTTCATCATAACTACTACTTTCATCAATGGGAAATCTGAAGTCCAAATCTATGCGTATAGGACTTACTTCAAGTGGCTTCTCTGTATAATGAAGAGATATACCGTTGGTCAAAGCAAGACCATAAAGGTTCAAGAATGTATCATACTTTTCATCTGCAATGAAAAAGGCTGCCCTGGGATTTCCCAAACTGGTGTTGCTATAAGGTTTGCCTTTTTCTATTTTGTGTTTACTTATGAAAAGATTGAGTTCTTCTTGGATGCCCATCTTGGGTATATATCTTAATTATATATATTAATTTTATTTTATATATGTTTGTATGTCAGTTTTTCTTTTTCCAAGCAATAGATACCTTAACAGTTTGTTAAGAAGACAATCAATTTTTATTTTATTTATAATAAACAGGGCTCGAATAAAATATGAATGGATTTTGTAGTCCTTCAAATGAGATGAATAAATATTGTTTTACAGAGACATCATTAAGGAAAATGGTAATAATTTGGAACATTATCAACAAAAATAAAATCAAATGCAAATCTGTAAGTGATATATACAAAGCATTACAAACAAAATTGAAACCTCATGTATATTGGTTATGGTGTGGTGTTATGGAGAGAATGGCGGAGAAAAAAATAAACACATTGTCCAATCAAATTAAAACACAGAAGACTATAAAAACTATAAATCAATTGACAAAAGCAAAGAAGGACCTGCGAATGATTGCTAAGAAGAATCTGCGACCAGAAAAACCAGAATCCTGGTATAAAAATCCTAAAACGTGGTTGTCCAATTATGATATACAGAATGTCATGTTCCAGTATTCAGATTGCAAAAAATACAAATATGCATTTTTAGGAGTTTTCCCTATAGATTTCACAGTAGCATCTGTAAATGGTGTATGTTTATACAGTGAATTTTGTCATATTAACATAAAGGATTACATCAAACGAGGAAAGAAATTTATAGGTCTTATAACAAATTTGGATAAGCATGATGAATCTGGCTCTCATTGGACGTCTACTTTTATGGTTATTGACCCGTCATTGCAAACATATGGTGCATATTACTATGATAGTACAGGAAATTCTATACCATCATACTTGAATACCTTTTTACAAGATGTTAAAAAACAATGCGATACCCTATACCCACATATAGATTTCAATATAAACTTAAATAAGAAACAACACCAATATAAGAATACTGAATGTGGTGTATTTTCCATGGTCTTTCAGATACGATGGATTAATAAACATATTGTGAAAAAGAATAATACATCTTTTGAGGAAATATTAGGGAATCCTTACATTGATGATGACCATATGTTAAAGATAAGGGACACACTTTACAGACCAAATACAAAGATGGAACTAAAGAAGTTTTTTGCTGTTAAACAAGTAGATAAAAATGCAAAAGTTCTACACAAAACCAAAAATAGCTAAACGTTGTTGCACATTAGTTAGAGAGCAGATTGATATAGAGTATGCAAAAGATTGTGTCATAGAACCAAGTGCAGGCAATGGTGTATTCATTCAAGGTCTGAAAACATTATGCAAGAATACTATATTTATTGACATCAAACCAGACAACACCATAATAACAAAACAAAATTATTTAACATATCATCACGATGCATCAAAATATCAAAAGATACATGTTATAGGAAATCCTCCTTTTGGATTCAAAGGTTCAATGGCTATCAAATTTATAAAGAAATCTGCTCAATTTGCGGATACTATATCATTTATTTTGCCTTTAAGTTTTGAAAAGAAAAGTATGCAACATTCTGTCCCATTACAATTTCATTTGAAGTATTCATGGATTCTTCCTGAAAATTCATTCAATTTCCACAACAAAGATGTGCATATACCCTCTGTCTTTCAAATATGGGAACGCAGAAATACTCTGCGCAAAGAACCAATCAAAGTCATTCCAAATGGTTATCATTATGTCAAAGACCATGTGCATGCAGATATAGCGATTCGTAGAGTAGGCTCTAATGCTGGTAAAATATATACAGTCTCATTGCCTGACAGAAATATAAATAGCCATTATTTCATTAAACTTGACAACCTCAAACACATAAAGGTCTTAGAAAACAAAGGAATCATCAAAAATACAGCAAAACATTATGTAACAGGTGCTCTTAGTATTTCTAAAAAAGATATGACAAAAGCATTGAATAATGTTATATCATAATGAAGACATTAGTATTACATAGCCTTGATGATCCATAATAATAAGAATACCATAACTGGGTATGAGAATCTAAGCATGAATTCTTGGAAGTCAGTTAGCATATTATCTGATAAATATTTACCAAGATAATGAGTTCCAATTCTTTCTAATGAAATAGCTAGGACAATAACCAAGCCAAAAACAGCAAGCTTAATGACCTCTGGTCTCTTCATGGACATCCTGTCCCAGAATGAATAAGAAGGATTCCGCTTGTATGCCACAGCAGGTACAGGTGGTTTGTAGTAATCCTGAAGATTGTCAAGATTCTGGAATTGTTCTACAGCAGGTTGTTGTCTTTTGGGAGCAGGTGCTTGCTGTACTGGTGCTGGTGCTTGCTGTACTTGTGGTGCTTGATAGACATCTTGTTGTGCCATCTTTTGTCTTGCAGGAGCAGACATTTGTTGTTCTTCATCGAAAAAGTTAGTAGAATAGTCATCTGAACCTCCACCATATGCTTGATATAAGTCTGCCATCTTAATACTATATTCTGAAAACATTATTTTTTTATTCTCTGGATATATCAGATATGAAATATACTAATACATACTTGGATATTTTTAACATTGTTCTTTGTGTCATTATTATTGGCTTTATCATTTTTGGAACCAATAAAAAATGTCTTGAAAGATTTGATAACATTGAAAATAAACCTGTTTTATCAGATTATCAAAAAGAAATTCTTGAAGGTGTACAACGTGGTGTTATAGATAATCCAACTATACAAAAGATTATCAAAGAAGGGGAGTTCAAAAAAGAAGACTTGGATAATATCATCAAATATTTAGCACTAAATGAAAAATCTGCATAACCCTTTTTATGTTTCTTCTTCATCTTCTTCATCTTCTTCATCTTCTTCAGTATATCTTCTATTCAAGTTAAATTTTGATTTATTGTCTTGAGTGAATTTATAAGCAATCATTTTGTTCATATTGTCAATATTTTTTTGACTATATTCTAATTCTCTTTTTTTGTATAAATCTAAATTATCCCTTGAGAAATCCTCATCTTCTTCATCCGATTCACCTTCTTGTTCTTCTTGTTTGTATAAATAATTTATTATATTAGGATTGTAATCCGGGTTCAATATAGAATTATGAAAAGCATTATCTTGTTTAGGCTCATAGTAATAAATAGCAAATACTAAATTATGATTGACACCTTTAAAATTATACAATGCTCCTGTTTCTGTTTCAAAACGCAGTGTTAGTCTGGAAAGCTTTCCAATGGGATGGAATTCTCTTGTAGGAACTTTTAAAAATGATGTTTTTTCGTCATTATATCCATAACTATTGATTCGTATCTTTGCAAGACCATTATTATATTTTGTATATGCTAAAGACCTATATAAATGTTGCTCTATTTCAGGACATCTAATTAAGAGATATTTACTTCCTATTAGATACATCATACCTGGTGCATACAGCACATGTCTACCAGTCGTATCTTTATAACTGTGATATAACTTTTCAAATCCATCAACATCATTATATTCAGCATAGTGATACTTGGTAGTTTCCTTACGAGATGTGTATAAATCAAAACCTAATGCTTCGGCAATAGTAGATTGACTCATGTCTAATATGAAAGGCTTGGATGATTTAAAATATATCATGTTTGTTAATTCTGCAGGGGTATCTACAGGAACTATGTCAAGGTCTATGCCATTTTCTTCAAATGTTGTTCTAAGTTTGTTAATAAATACATTTGTTGTGTAATCACCTACAGGCACATCTATATGAGAAAACATGGTTCTATCATATATTTTTTTACCATCTTTATCACTAATGACAGGGATCATGTTATTTTCATCATTGGTAGCAATATAATAATAGAGCCTATTGTTATTTGTATCTATATTACACATTGTTTTAGGGACACTCACATCAATAATTTCTATACCTATCACATTTTTGAAAGGAGTTGTAAACTCTAAAGTATATTCAGAAGGATCTGGATATACCTTTCTATCCCTATCTTTGCTATCTATCAGAAAAGTATAAGATTGTTTGATACTATTTTTTTTTAAATAATTTATATCTTCTATTGACATTAGAAAAGTAAATAAAACAATTCCTTAAATGAGACTTATGTATTATGTAAATTTTATTTTACTATGCATAATCATTTCAAATATTATTTTGCAATCTATAAAAGCAAAAGAAGGGTTTGAATCATCAATAATGCATTCAGCTTCCAATCATATACGGGCTAAAATGAGACCATGTACAATCCAGCTTACAAACGATGATGAAATATGTGATAAACTTTCAGATATCTATGAATTGAGCGATTCTCAACTTCAGGTAATATTAAATACAATGAAAACAAACAATGCTGATAAGACTGCATATAATATGTTGCAATATGTCAAATCTGTAAAACAGATACTTCCTATGAATAGTTGTAAAATACAATTATCCCAATGGAAAGAAATTCAAGAAACGTATACATCAACATCAAACATAATATATCCTTACAAATTCATAACAAAGAATAATGAATATAACACAAGTAATTTATCAGGGTATTGTTTTTATGATGTTTCTGATGCAGCTACAAACAATGGACATATTGACTATTTAGAAGATATATCAAATCCTTCATCTACACAATTATATACATTACATAAGTTGAACAATACATCTGATGCACAATCTATCAAAGATTTATACTGTAGTACACAACCAGGTTCATCATTTGTACCTTTAGATAGTGTGTTGAACTTCATGCGATTACATGCATACGTAGGGGAAAACAATACAATAAAAATCCACAAAATAGATGTTGTATCATACAATACTGAATTAAATAGGTTTCAACCAAATACATCATATGAAATATCAAAATTCTTTGAATTTCAATACAACAACAAACAATTATTTCTAGGTTTTAGTAAAATGTCGTTATCAATTTATACATTCTCATTTGATATATGCAAACGAATCAAGGAATATACTATTTCTAATTCAATTGATTTTTCCTTTGAAGAATTTCCAAATATGCTACCAAAACTTGTTGAAAATAATATTGAATTGCCGCAAAAAGATAAGAATATTCAAGCAAATATCAATGCAAAAATAAATGATATCATTGAACATCATAACAGTCTTAATGACCAAATACAAGTATATGATGAGAGTATTCTTGAAATCATGAAAAATTACGATCAATTACAAGATATGGAATGTAGAGATGAGAAATGCAATGTTCGGCAACAATATTTACTATCAAAACGTGATATTTTGAAATCTGAAAAGGCTCATTTAGAAAATCTATTACTCAAACAAAAAGAAGAGCATATAACATACACTGAATTGAGTAATAAACTTAAATCGTCTTTCTTCACATTTGATGAAATTAATAATATGTTAGGTACATTTGGAGTTCCTATACCCTATGATAAATATGCATTCTTGATATCAAATGACGACTGTATTTACTTACAAATCTGATAGCTTCATTATTCGCAATGATTTGTCTGGTGTATCTCTGTGAATGTATTTTGGCAAATGATTTTTATGTAATATGAGATATCTTGTTATATCATGTGGTGTGTTATCAGGTAATCTGTTATTTATGTATGCATGCAATAAAATGGTCTTGAATACAATGTAACAATATGCATTTGAATACTCCACCCATGAATTGTTTCCTTGTTTTTTTAATATTTTGCTTGTTTGATACAAGCTATGTTTCAACTCTGATTGTAATAAAGTTTTAAATTTTATATTATATTCGGATGACACGAATGATATAAAAAATAGAGTAGCCCAAAGTTCTACAACTGCTTCATTAGGAATCAAAACAGTTTGCTTGGCTATGTTAAATGTTTTCTTCAATTCTGCTATATCTGATACAGACCAGTTGTCATGATGTATACTTTTCACATGATGTAGCATTTCATGAATGATAACTTTTGCATACTCTTCTTGTCTTATAATAAATATGTTATTTCTATTAGGGTTTGTAAACCCACCATTTATATTAATAACATCAATTGGTTTGTTTTGACATATATATCGCTTATATGGAGAAAACATAATATAAATGTTGAAGGACTCTGTCATATTGAAAAATTTATGAATTAAGATACAATGCTTAAGAGTCCGCAGAATTTTATACAAGTTTTCGTGCAATGTATCAACATATAATAAATGCAATGTGATAGGTCCACATGATACATGTATATATTTATTACATTTCTCGGCATAATCTCGTATTTTATCTGGACAGAAATGAGATGTTTTAAGTTCGGATACAAACATATCTTTGATATTATTTACATTATATTCTGTAATAGTATATTTCATATTCCAAATAGATACACTATTGTAATCAAGTTTGTGTATATCAATCATTTCTATGAATATCGAAAAAAGCTTGTGCTTCTTTAATAACAATAGATATAAATTTGTCATTTTGCATTTTTGAACTAAAATACAAAAATTTGTTTGACACATAATTTTTAGCATTTTTTTCATTAATATCTGAACATTCCTTACTAAGGTCATACCAATACATGGAACGTTTCAAGAAGACATCTGATACAATTGTTCTAATATCTGATTTCATTTTTCGTTTATAATCATCTGCTTTCCACATCTGAAGGCTCAAATGCATATACTCCCATCTACCATTTCCGATGTATCTATACATGTTTTTCAATATCATATAAATAATAATAGAAGCATCATAATGTGTCAATGAGTCCGGCATTCTATCAATATACTGGTTTATTTCATCAATGTTTCTTATATTGTATAATTGAATGACATCATCATTCATGTCTATGCAAATAATGTGTTTGATAATATCTTTATATATGGATACATAATATTTTTGCATCATAAAAATATATAAAATAGTAGTAGAATACAAAATATCATGCATGCATGGAATATATTAGATGTTTACTTTCAAAATCATAAGTATCCTTTTACAAGCCATCACCTGGACAGTTTCAGAGAATTAATCAAAACATACATACCCGATACCATAAAATCCTATAATCCTATAACCATGATTAAATATGATGACTTTGGAAATATATTGATGAAAGTAGACATTTTTATTGGTGGAAAGGACGGGTCTAATATTTATGTTGATAGACCTATAACATTTGAAGGTGGAAATGCAAAGTTGTTAACCCCAAATGATGCAAGGCTTCGTAATCTTACATATGAAAGCCATTTATACGCTAATGTACTTGTAGAAATAACTGATATTGACAACAAAAAGGTACAAAAAGAATTCAAAAATGTAGCTATTGGAAGCATACCAATTATGCTTCATAGTGATATTTGTATATTAAACGGACAAGGTGCAGATGTTTTACAGAAATTAGGCGAATGTGTCTATGATACAGGCGGTTATTTCATAATTGATGGTAAAGAGAAGGTGATAATTGCTCAAGAACGTATAACCACCAATCGCTTGTTTGCCTCAAAAATCAAAGATGATAATACATTTAGCTATAAAGGACTTATCCAATGTACAGGAGAAACAGGAGAAACTATGCTCTCTCCAAGAACTGTTGAATTCTATCTTGTGAAAAATCCTGATATAAATACAGAAGATGATGTTGCAGAAGATTACAGAGATAAGAAAGGGGTTATTATGGTGTCTTTGCCATCTGTTCTAGGAAAGATACCATTATGTACATTCTTCAGGGCACTTGGTATAGAAAGTGATAAAGATATTTATGAGGCAATATTTGGATTGGACAACAATGAAATTGAGAAGAATATGTTTGACAATTTTATAAGACCAAGTATTTGTAATAATGAATACAATATATATACACAAGATGCTGCTATGCAATATCTCAGACCATTAGTAAAGTACAATAATATAGAACACGTTAAAAGTATTCTGACAACTGATGTATTTCCCAATGTACCGTTATATGCTAATAAAGGCAGATATCTTGGATATTTAGTCAAACAATTCATTAATGTTTGTATGCACATTGCTCCAGTGAGCGACAGAGACAGTTATATTTACAAGAGGGTGGATATCAGTGGTTATCTTCTTGCTGAATTGTTTCATGAATCATATATGAAGCTTCGTAAATTTATCAGGGACAAGATGGATTCTATGTACCATTTTGGATCATGGAATCAGAAACAGGACTATGAAAATTTTATAACCGAACATAATATTTATAAGTTGATACCTAATCTTATCATTGCACAGACTTTTGCAAAATCTCTGAAAGGTATGTGGGGTATTGTGAATGAAGAAGACCCTGAACTGGGAAAGGTTCAAGACCTTGCTCGTATAAGTTATATTGGGTTCTTATCTCATCTAAGGCGAGTAAATATGCCATTAGACAGAAGCATAAAATTAACAAGCCCTCATAAGTTGCATTCACAACAATATGGTGTTATGTGTCCCTTTGAAACCCCAGATGGAGGTTCTGTTGGATATTTGAAGAACTTGGCATTCCTTACAAAGATAGCATCTGGGACAAATACAGATAATATCAGGAGATGTCTATTAGACATTGGCATAGTTCCTGTTGAATATTATGATGTATCTGTTTCTAGAGATATTGCAAAGGTTTTTATTAATGGAACATGGTTTGGTATATGCAAAGATCCAGTGCAAACCATCCGAATATTACGAGCATATAGACGAAATAGTATGATTAATATTCTTGTATCTATTTCTTGGAATATTAAGGCAAATGAAATCAGAATTCTGACAGAGGCAGGAAGACCCTGTAGACCTCTTATCATAGCACACAAGAATATCAAAAAGACTGATAATTGGTTTGATTTGATATGTGGTTCTACATTACAACTAACTGATGCTGACAAAACAGATGAATTCTATTATAGAAGCGAATATATCAACCCAGAGACATTACCAATGTTTCAAGACAAAAGTATGGAGCAGATTTTGAAAGTCCTTGAGAAAAATGCAGCATGTTTGGAATATTTGGACATTGAAGAAGAGGATACCTGTTATATTGCTATGGAAGAGAAGAATCTCAATGTTTTTCATACTCATCTTGAAATCCATCCTGCTACCATGATGAGTGTGGTAAGTGGAAATATACCATTATCTAATCATAATCAGTCTGCAAGAAATGTTTTTCATGCTGCACAGAGCAAGCAAGCTATTGGTGTATATGCCACAAATTTCAACCAACGATTTGATACAATGTCGTATGTTCATCATTATCCTCAGAGACCTTTGGTCAGTACCAGATTGTCGCAATATACATGTAGTGATAATATGCCAAATGGGTTTAATGTTATAGCTGCAATTATGACATATACTGGCTTCAATCAAGAAGATAGTATTATGATTAACAAGAAGAGCGTGGAACGTGGTTTGTTTAACCTGTCCTATTTTAAGTCTGTTTCAGCAACTGCAAAGGAAGTCAATCAAAATGAGAGGATTATCTTTGCAAATCCCATGGATTATGTTAATAAAGGTATACAAGTCAAAGGAATAAAACATGCAAACTATAGTTTATTGGATACAAATGGATTTATTAAAGAAGGTTCAATTGTATCTAAAGGACAGAAAGCTGTTGTCATTGGTATGCTAAATATAAAGGATGTATACAAAGAGGTTAAAAAAGGGGTATTCACAGAATTTGCAAGAGAAGAAGTTTATACAGATGTATCATTAACTACTGATAATTCTTTATTTGGTACTGTAAATAAGGTATTTTATTCAACTAAAACTGTTGGTAATAATTCTTCTGTATGTAAGGTACGATTCTTGAAAATTAGGAAACCTGAATTTGGTGATAAACATGCATCAAGACATGGTCAAAAAGGTGTAGTAGGTATGATAATTCCTGAAGAAAGTATGCCATTTACAAAAGATGGAGTAAAACCTGATATTATTATTAATCCTCATGCTATTCCTTCAAGAATGACCATTGGGCATTTGGTGGAATGCGTGTTTGCTAAGTTATGTTGTATGAAAGGTGCTATAGGGGATGGTACTGTTTTTATTCCATTTGATGAATCTAAAGTATATAATGAATTAGGTGAGAAAGGATTTAATCATCATGGTAATGAAATACTTTATAATGGATTCACTGGTCAACAAATACAAAGTGAGATATTTATTGGTCCAACATTTTACTTCAGATTGAAGCATATGGTTGCTGATAAAATTAATGTAAGAGGACACGACAGGGACAAAAATGAGCTACCCAAAGTTATGCTGACAAGACAGCCTACATCTGGAAAGAGAAAAGGCGGTGGTCTTCGTATTGGTGAGATGGAACGTGATAGTGTACTCAGTCATGGAGCATCACTATTTATGAAAGAAAGTATGATGGAAAGGTCTGATAAATACAAATGGGCTGTGTGTAAAAGATGTGGAACATTGGCTGTATACAATCCATCCAGAAAAAACCGGATTATCCAGTGTAAATTATGTAATAAAGATGACTTAGCAGTTGTGGAAACACCATATGCATTCAAATTATTAGTACAAGAATTGCAGAGTATGGGAATAGAAATGCGATTGAATGTAGAAGATGTTGGTGATATACGTGATATGCAACTTGCAAATATGGATTTGATGACAGGAGGTGCAATTCAAGCAAATACTATTCAGAATATACCAATTGCTGAATATTCTGGTGGTGAAGTTGGTGAAGATGGTGACAATGATGAATTAGATGAAGTTGGTGAAGATGATGAAGATGATGAATTAGATGAAGTTGGTGAAGTTGGTGAAGTTGGTGAAGATGGTGAAGATGGTGAAGATGATGAATTAGATGAAGTTGGTGAAGATGATGAATTAGATGAAGATGATGAATTAGATGATGATGATGAAGTTGGTGAAGATGATGATGATGAAGTTGGTGAAGATGATGAAGATGATGAAGATGATGAAGATGATGAATTAGATGATGCAGATACAACAATTGATAATACAAATAGCACAAATAGAGGAAACGATGAAGATGAAAATGAGGGAAAAACAGAAGGATTGCTAACAGACACAGAAGATATTAGAGTCATAAAATTGACATAATTTTTTTTAGTTATAATCATTAGATAGGTAATAAAATACATGGATATTTTAATGACAGTGGTATTTGCCATAATGTTTTTAATCATAATTGGTGTTACTATCTACTTAATATATGACTACATGGGATATAAAGACAATGTAGATACTGCATTTGAAATCTCTACCAATTATATTAATGATACTTTTGAAAAGGTTTCAGACAATATTGATGCAACTGCTGAAGATCTTTCAAAAGGTATTAACAATAACACCAAAAATATAACCACCCTAAATGTAAGAACAGATGGAGTAGTAACAAAAACTCAACTGATTGAAGATGAAGCAAACAATTTGAGGTCATCTGTTGGAATCATGCAAGATAACGTAAGTAACTTGAGTTCTAATATATCAAGAGAAGCTCGTAAAACCGCAGCACTTCAAGGTTCTATACAGAATATACACAATCATGTTTCAAACATCTATGGAAACATACATAACATGTCATCTAATATAACAAATGTATCTTCAAGATATGGTACACTAAATCATTCTGTGCAAAATGCCAGAACTGATATTTCAAATATACAAAATAACGTGAATCAAATCAATTATGATATGACAAATGAGTCTGCAAAAGTTGGTGTACTTGAAACGTCAGTTCAAAATGTAGAAAGCAATGTTTCAAAGTCTCAAGAACGCATAAACAAGGTTTCAAATAAAATGAACCAGTTTGACACAGCTTTGAAGAAGTATTTCAAATTTTCAGAAGACAATGTTGGAATTGATAATGATAAAATATTTCAGCATACATTTAGTGGTATCAACCCAAATTTGCAATTATTGACAGAAGTTGATGCTGTTAGTGGCTTAACTGTGAAAACATCTGGTAATCAATCATTCAAAGTCTGTAATGCTGAAAACAATTGCATGAGTATGAATGTAGAAAATGACAGATTTAATATAACACCAATTAATGTCAATAACTTAACAATCAATTCACGAAATAATAGCACTTTAGCTAATTTTGACCTTCAAACCAATAGTATATATTTAGGAGGCAGTGATATGAATGCTCCAATGTTCATACAAGACAGTAATCTCTATGTAAACAATATGAGTGTTTTAATTAAAGAGCCAGGAAAAACATATACCAATAATGATTTGCAAAGTGTAAGGAAATTCAAAATAACAGGGGAAGAGATATATGATGTAGGGAGATTAATTCATGATACTTTGGAAGAATATGCTGTAAGAATTGATTACAGTCTTGTAAATGCAACAGAAACAACTTTAGAACAGTCTGCGTCACAATCAAGTCCTTCATATATCATTAATACACTTTCCATGAGAATACAATCAGGTGCTGATTTGAGAAAAAATGATTATATACTATATGCAATACCATCATCTGTATATGGTACATTTACAGGATACAATGAAGATGGAACTGCAAAAATATACACATTGGAAAATGTTATGACAGACAATGTAGATACTACAAAATCCATAGTAGAATCTTCAAATGATTCGCTTATGCTAAAAATAGTTATCAACAAGAATATAGCTAAAAATACAGAAATTCTCTTGCAATTATATGGTATAGATATATTTTCTTATAAAAATCTCATACCAAAGAATGGTAATGTAAACGGTGCTATAACAAGAGCATAAAAATTGACTTTTTACATAATGCTTTTAGGCTTTTTTTTCTGTTGGTGTAAAGTAAAAGAACATGAATTACATAATATATATCGTGTTTGTTATAATGTTTTTAGCAATTATCAGTATGTTAATAATATTATATAACACACACACCTATAAGTATGAAATGGAAACTTATATCAATTATATACATTCTGACACATCTAAACCAATTAAAGAGGATTTTACAAACTATCTGATTAATTGGGACCAAAAAGAAAGGAGATATGATGAGAAAATAGCTGATATATATAACACTTCTTTAGAAAATTATAAGAGTGGTGTGGATTTCCATAATACATCTAAAAAATATTATCAGCAATATATTGAACTTTCCGATGTTAAAAGTAACAATCCTTTTTTTGCATACGGATGTATAAAAAATATCACGCAAAATGATTTACTTATAACATTACAGAAAATGTTTTATGTATCATATCATGAATTCTATTCTATTTCAATGAATGATATAACACAAAAAGTAGCAGAAGATATTGATAGAACTATGGACAAGATGAATGGTCAAGAATTGAAAGACCCGGTATATTTTCTTATATTTCAAGCTCCTCGCTTTCAATTTAATAACGAAACCTATATTGCAAGACACGATTCTGTAAATAACCTCAAACCATCTTATGAACAAAATGTTGAGAATGTAAGCATAGGTGAAAAACCTTTAGTGACAAAAATATTTGTCATGTATCCTTATTATTATCACGACCCTATGGAAACAACAAAGATATTACCATATGCAAATGAAGAAGGATATAAAGCATTCAAGCAATATTTCAACGACAGTAGAATGACTAGGGACAAATTATGTTTTATTGAATGCAATGGTGTAAATGGCTACGCATGCGGCTGTCTGAATTCTGAAAAAAGAGTGGATAATGCATATACAAGTAAATGTATCAACTTAGATAATGAATATTTTGATTATGGTATGATATATGCTGTAAACAAATTCAATCCATTGTTTCAAAAAAAATTTATCACAAAAAATTATATTATTTAATCATCATCTGCAATAAATGTGTATTTTTTCCTCTTAGACACTGGTTCTTCTATGGGAAGTTTTTTACATTCCTCTACTTTTTCCCAGAACTTGTTGATTTTAGGAACAGTGGTTTGCCATAGCTCTTCATCAAATTCTATTCTTTGTACATTAATTTTTTCAAGACTCCATGGTGTGAGTTTTAAAAACTGTAATTCTGTATTGCTGCAGTCCATTATATATACTTGCTTATTGATATCATTTAGCGCATCTGATGCTGTCAGAAATGCTTTAGAATATAAATAAGTATATTCTCCAGACTCTTTGTTTTTGTATTCAGCAATGATTCCATGCATCATTTTGCTTTCATTGAATTGTTCAATATATTTATACACAGATTCATGTACTTTGAATTTGCATTCTATGAAATCACATTCTTTTAATCCACATACTGCAAGTTGCCCTTGAATTTGCATATAATATTTTTCAAGTATATTTCCGTCCACTATTTCACGTGAATAAGGACATTTGATTTCAATCATTATACCAATGTCATTAATACCATCAGGCGATGCTCCAAAGTGTTCAAGACAATTATCTGGAATAAGTCCAAATTCGGATATGACAATATTCTGATTCATCTGCGAGTAACATCTGGTTGCCATTGATTCAAACATAACACCCCATTTAAGAGCAGGAATGCCATTGTAATTCACGTTATCTTTTACAACACCTGCTTTTTTCTTAGCAAGGCTTAAATTATTTTCTTTGATGGCATCATCAAGGTCTGATGCAGTTAGTCTATTTTTTCTCAGTTCAAACCATTCTACTGATCTTTGCTTTATCAAAGGAATTTGTTGTAATGCTACAAGTTTACTCATATATTCTTGCAATTTTCTTTGGCGATTCACTACTACTTCGGTTGAATATTCTTGCAATATTGCAGTATTGTTTGAATAAATTGCCATATCCAGTCTGTTTTGTAGACTTGTTTCATTATGGTTCTTAATCAGTTTTGCCAACACCATTTTTATAGCACGTGATGTAATAACACGTTTTGTACTTATATTGTTTTTACGTTTGCATTTTGAGTTGATTGTTTTGGTCTTCTTGTAATTCTTTTTTTTTATATGTTTTAGACATTTTAAGTTTTCTATCTTGTTCAGCATGGATTTTAGCTAATGTTGTTTTTACGTTGTAGTTGATATCATCAACTTTACTAGTTTCTATCACTTTTTTTGTTTTACACTTGATAACATATTCAAGTAATTCAATTTGTTTATTATTAAGAATGGTATCAAATGTTATATTAAGGTCAGACATAACATATATTGTAATATAATCATATCATTTTTTTATATATCTTTGATTTCTTTGATAGATATATTATTATTATGAATATTGATGTATTGATATGATGAATTACCAAAAGCACGAGATATACCGGTATCTGTAAGCCACAATCTTTCATGCATGAGTTGAATACCATTTACAGGTGTATGACCTACAAATACATAAGAACATCCTAATCTTTCTAAAACATTATTGAATTCACCTATTTCATCAATATTACGTGTCCATAAAATTCCATCCATGCCCAATATAACTGTGTCAAATATGTTCTTATCTTCTTGATTTAATTGATTAGTTAGGACAAATTGTTTCCATATATCATTCAAATAAGATATGGGCTTGTTTGATGCATGCAACACATCTAAATGTAGCTTTTTAATTCCAGCATGGCAGAAAAATAGTTGCCCTATTTTCAAAACCAATTGTCTATTGCCTATTATAGGTGATAATGTACCTTTTGGCATGAAATTTCTATATCTATGTTCATCATTGCTTTTTGCAGATACATAAGAAAAATTACCAATTACATTCATAAGCTCATGATTTCCTATTAAAGAAATGAATCGCCCTCCTCTTGTTTTAGCAATATTATCAAGACTGTTTGTAAAATGTATCATCTGTACATCATCAAGTACTTCCCAATCTTTGAAGTTCGGGTCTCTGTTTGCACTATCAACCTGATCACCAATTTGTACTACCATAGTGTGATGAGGATTTGCTACCCATTCAAGACTGTCATTAATTACTTCAGCATCTATAAGAATTGTTTTGAGTCTCTTAATATCTCCATGTAAATCTCCAATAACTACAATGCGTTCTGCAGCAGGATACTCATATGCATTAAAAGTATACATGCTTTGTATACTATACTATAAACAAATCTTTATATTTATGTTGTGAAAGTACATATACATGTGTAGTTTAGGACACATTCAAAAATATTATATATATCAAAAAATGCACTGTATATGTACTTTATTGTATCTCAAGGAAACAATATTTTTTGTATACTTGCATTTACCATATGTTGTATAGCGAGGTATTCATTCAATTTTCTAGTATCAAGTAGTGTATTGCTTCTCTTAGCTTTCACATCAAGAGCATTTCCTTCTACAAGCTCCCATGTATGTTCTGAATTTTTGTCTCTTTTATAAGCTTCTAATAATTCGTCATGTGTTGCATTTACGTTTGTAAAATTGTATGTTCCATGTTCCTTATTTTCCATCATCCTAATAGCAATGGGAATCATAACATCCAGATTTGTCATACTATTCAGAACAGAATGAATTTTCTTGTAGGACACCAATTTTGTAGTGAAACTTTTAGCATGCTCTTCATCTGTCATAGGCATTCTTATACGCAGTGATAATGCATTTGTTTGTTGCAATAGTAAATCTGTGAATCCCTTCACAATACTATAATTAGACCCAAAGAAATTTGGAGCATCCTTTTCTGTAAATCCTTTTTGATTTTCGGGTGTATGTTCCGTATCATAAGTGTATATGCAACCAGTACCTATATATGTGAAATGAATGTTTTGCTGTTGGCAGAACAACGCCATTGTCATAGGACCATACAAATTGTCATTGAGATTTTCTCTCAATGTACTGGGGTCTTCAAGATAGTCAATAGTCTTATACAAACCACCAGATGTTCTTCCTGCACAATATAAGACATGTGTAGCATGTTTATCAACGATATCTTGTTTTATTTCACTTGATTCTGCACGATAATCACTATACACAACATCGTGTTCTTGCAAACATTTCATGAAAAGTCCTCCAATCCATCCTTTATGCCCTACAATATACACTATCATGTCATGCATACTGTGTATAATCTTTAAGCATATATAAGAATGTTTTACATAAGATACAATAAAACATGAACAGTAAACTCAGAGAACTTTCACAAAATATGAGGGAACTTGGTAAGATGCACCAGTCTTACAAAGGTTTTGGAATGTATTCAACTGTATCAACTGAATTACAGAAAGCCATTTTGTATTACTCTATCCCTGATATTTCATTGGTAAGTGTAGATTCTGACGAAGATAAAGTTATATGGTATAATAAATCAAACTTTTTCAAAAATAATAAAGTTATTATTCATTATAATAATAATTACATATTATGCATAAAGAAAAATGATACTATACAAATATTGCACAACCATCCAATACCTTTGATTGATGATGTCATGAATATTTTTGATAATAATATCATAGAATATACACCTCCATCATATAAAAATAACATATTTACTCTTATTACACAATATATGGATATGAAGATAAATACGAATAAAATAGAAAAAACAAGATTGATTATTGGAACAGAGCTATATAATTACATGAAAGATAGCAATAAGACCCCTCTTGCTCTTGCTTGCGAATTTGATACATATCTTAGTAATGTGTATGAAAAAACAGTTTTTGTCATGTGCTAATTATATTTGCTTATAATAAAAGACATATGAAAATCAGCAAAAAAGGGGAATGTATTCGGACTGTGGCAAATTACTCCAAGCAAAAAGCAACAGATAAAATAGACAAATCTAACTTCAATTTACAAGAATTCAAAAAAAATATTGACATAACTTCTCCAAAATTAGCAGAACTCATTAAGACTATTAATGCATTGGATGCAGCTGATATGAAGAATCATAAGAAGGTATTCAAGCATATCATATATACAGATGTCAAGAAATCATCAGCTGGTTCCAAGATGATAGCAGCGGGTCTAACTGCAAATGGTTTGACCAATATTTATGACAAACGTCTCAAACTAGACGATAGTGTTATTAAAGAAAATGCCTACAAGAATTTTGCACTTTTGTGTAGTGTGGCAATCTATGACAAACCATTTCCTATCAAATTAAAGAAATCTATTCTATCAACATTCAATCAGCGCCCTGATAATATATATGGAGAACAAATACGATTTTTGATATTAGACCAGGGATTTAAGGAAGGGATTGATGTTTTTGATGTAAAGTATGTTCACTTATTTGAACCACTAATAACTGAAGGAGATGAGAAACAGGCTATTGGAAGAGGTACACGATATTGTGGACAGAAGGGGTTAGATTTTGATGCAACAACTGGGTGGCCACTTCATGTATTCAGATACAATCTATATTTTGACGAGGAAGATCAAAAGAAATACAATGCATCTGAGATTCATAAGCTATTCATAGACAATAGTGGACTAAACCTCAGCAAATTAATATTTGCAAGTGAATTAGAAAAGATATCCAGATATGGTGCTGTTGATTATGAACTTACACAAAATATTCATGGATTCGGTGATGGTTCTGCTGTCTATGTACCTGACTCAAAGACATTGAGTAACATTATAGGACCTTCTTATGATATTGTATCATCGGCACTAAAAGATTCTAAGGATGAATACATAAACTATAGAACTATTGGTATGAAACTTTCTGCAGCAGATATGGGAAAGAAAGTGAAAAATCCTCTGTCATTACAACCATCACCAATGGATATATCTCCACCTTTATCAAAAACATCTCCTTTACCAGGCGGTGGTATTAAAGGCAAGAAGAAAAAAGGGATGAATAAGTTTTTACATAAGGCACCACAAAAATCCAAAAAATTCTCTGAAATGCGAAAATATATCAGAGAAAGGTTTATGCAAATGAAGTGGGACAATATCAAATTTGAAAACAAATGTGTAGACACAATTGTCGATGATGACATGAAAATAGACCGTATTGTAAATTACACACCTACACAGGACTTTGTATCAAAGTATTTTGACAAAAGTTCTGCAAATAAAGGATTATTGTTATGGCACTCAGTTGGAACAGGCAAGACTTGTTCTGCTATAGCTGTTGCATCTCATGGATTTGAGCCACATGGATATACTGTATTATGGGTCACAAGGCATACATTGAAGACTGATATTTGGAAGAATATGTTTGGAAGTGTATGTTCTGCTACTTTAAGAAGGCGCATTATAAAAGGTGAAGATATTCCTGAAAATGTTCAAAAAAACCCACTTAAATATTTGTCAGAAAGTTGGGTCATGCCAATTAGTTATAAGCAGTTCACAAATATGTTGGCAGAAAAGAATGATATATTCAGGTTAATGAAAAAGAGAAATGGTGCTGTTGACCCGCTTCGTAAAACACTTGTTATAATTGATGAGGTTCACAAGTTATATTCAACAGATCTTCCAGTGGCAGAAAGACCTAATTTGAAACTCCTGAAAGAAAAAATAAAAAATTCCTACAAAATGTCTGGTGCAGATAGTGTAAGATTATTATTGATGTCTGCAACACCATATACAAGTGATCCCATGGATCTTGTCAAAATACTAAACTTGATGAAGGAAGATGATATGCCAGAATCTTTTGAAGAGTTTGCGGAAGAATATCTTGATACTAATTATATATTTACAGATACTGGAGCAAGAAAATATCTTGACAATATATCCGGGCTTGTATCTTATTTAAATAGAGAAAAGGATATTAGGCAATTTGCATATCCAGTATTTTACAAGGTGAAGGCATATATGTCAAAATCCCTCAAACAGGATGATGCAGCAATTCAGGCTGAATTAACAGATGTTAAAAAAGAGATAGAACAAAGAAAAGTTGTCAAAGGCAAAACCAAAGAAGAAAAACAGCAAATGAAGGAAGAAAAAATGGTGCTGAAAGAAAAAGAGAAGGAACTCAAAAAACTTCTGAAAGAATCCAGTAAAACTTCCAAGGATGATTTGAGCCAAGAAACAGCCCTTGATTTATGCTTCAAAAAATAAAAAAAATATTTCCTTTAAATAGTAAAATGGTTGATATGGCTAGTGCAAATGTTTTGCTTGGCAATGCACAAATTGGAGGTGCACAAAAAAAAGGAAAGAGTTCAAAGAAAGGGTTGTCTAATTTATCAGGTATGCGAAGAATGCAAGAAACAATGGGACTTAGAGGTATGCAAAGTTTGAGAAATGCTCATTCTTATTCAAAGCCATTCTTTGGTGGCAATGAATGGAAGTGTGGTCAATGTGAAATGATTAGACCTCCTTCTAGTCCCATAGTTGTACAATCCATGCCACCTGTACAAACAGTTCAAACCAATGGTGTAGTCGAAACCCCTGTATTCCAACAACAACCTGTGTCTACGTCTATGGTTGGAGGAGCAAAGAAAATGGGTGTTTCACAATACAAAAAATATCTTGAAGCACTTAGCACTGAACGTTTGCATAAGATTGCATCTGGCAAAGGAGTAAAAATAACAAAGAAGAAGAGTGGCAAAACTGTGTATGTCAAAAAAGCTACCATCATCAAGAAGTTATGCGAATTTAAACATGGTCGTAGCTAAATTTTCTTGGTTTTGACATTAAATCCATTACCAAAACTTTGAGGTAATATTAGTTCAAATTGTTTTTTCCATTCACCTTCTTCATAATCAGGTTGTTTATATATGCAATTTTTTTTCCTGATATTCATTCCTTTTTGCAATATTTGTTCAGTATTTACATAATCACTATCACATGGAAGAATCTGAACATTTGGAGTTGTTATATGTTGCATGAATCTATCATGATTTTCTTTTATTTCTTTTTGCGCCAGTGCTATCATATGTGAACATGAAAGCAAAGATGATTGTTCACGCAAACTCATATATCTAAATATTGCATACAAAAATATAATGTATAATAAAAGGGATATGCCAGTTGAGGATATTCTTATTCCTGGAACAGCAAAACAAAGGTTTGAAAATATTTTGACCAAAGGTACTATTGTTTGTTATTATCATTGGAAACTTTGTGGTCATTGTTCTGCCTTTTCTCCATTATGGAAAAAAGTTGTACAACAATACAAAGACAAAGTATTTTTTGTAAATATTGAATTGGAAGGTATGAATGGACTCGATATGCAACATAGAGTTCAAGGATTTCCCACCATTATTATATACAAGAATGGCAAAAAAAGCAAGGAATTTAATGGAGAAAGAACTGCAGAAAAACTGGATATATTTATCAAGCAAAATGTTATAGATGTTCCTAAGAAAGCAGGAGGGTACCGTAGCAAAACAACAAGCAAAATAAGTTTAAGGAATTCTTGATATTATTATACATGAGTACAGTTGCGACAGAAGATTTGATAACTGCTATTGTGTCAGACAAACCTGAACCAACTGATGAAGAATTAGAATCATTCAAAAATCTTGTAAAAGATTGGTTTAAATATGATGACCAAATCAGAAAATTGGTGATTGCTATTAAAGAGCGTAAGAGTTATCAAAAGGCACTAAATTCCAAAATACAGGATTTTATGTTCCAATTTGGATACAATGACTTAAATACACAACATGGACGCCTGAAGGCTAATATGAGAGAAGTGAAACTGCCTGTCAAAATACACGATGTTAAGGACAAGATTCTTAAAAATCCTCAATTATCAGGTGAAGACTTATATAATGCTATATTTAATGATGAGAGACCAACTGTTGTAAAGAAAAATATCAAAAGAGTCATTCCTAAGGTATCTTTAATTCTTTAGATACTCATACATTCCATACATTTATGTAAATTATCAAATTCATAATTTGTTGAATAATATGTCTTTTTTATGCTTTTTTTGGTTATGTAATTTTGACAATTGAGACAAGGCTTGGAGTATTTCAAAGCATTATCATATTTTTGCGGTCCTATTCTGACCACATACAATTCACATTCAGAAAGCACATCTTTGTCTCGCCCTTTCAATTGTGAAATAGCTGCAACTTCTGCATGTATACTGAATGATGCTAAATAATAATTGTATCCAACTGCTATGATATTTTTTTTATGAACTAAAACAGCTCCATGTTTGTGATTCATTTCTGAGTTCATGGCAACTTCTGCAGCAATCCTGAGATAATAATTTTGTTTTAAACTCATATTTTTGGGACATACATCATCAAAGAATTGGAAATAATCTGATGTTAATAAGCTTCTATTCAATTTTCTCAATTCTATTTTAAGTTTCTCTATATTAATGTTATTGGCGCCACGCCTAGCATTTCTTGAATCAACCATTGAATCAACCTCTATACTATTATGTTATCATTTGTATTGATTTATTAGTTATATCATTTTTTGTTTTACATCCTTTGATGATATAAAAGTTCGTAGTGTTATATATTATAAATGACTGAATCATATGAATATGATATTGAAATGAATGAGATTGCACCACGTTGGCAACAACCTGCCAAAATTAATATTCCATTAAAACCTCATCAACTAGCATGCCTTGGTAAGGCTATTAGTATGGAAGAAACTGGAATCATTCATTATAATTTGAAAGAATCCTCATCTAATTATAATACTGTATATCATAACAAAAATATCAAAAATAATGTAAGATGTAGTACAAATATTGGTGTGCTTGCTGACCAAGTTGGTTATGGGAAGACATTGACAGCATTATCTATTGTAGCTGAATCAAAGAACATTCATATTAATCCCAATATGCATGTAAGCTACAGCAACAGTAAACATTATAGTTATATTAGTTATTCTACAACAAATGAAAACATCATTGATGATATCATTCAAAGTACACTCATCATTGTTCCACGAGGTCCTGTATATGTTCAGTGGCAACGTGCTCTAGAAAATCATACTAAATTGAAATATTTGGCAATTGATAACTTGAACTTCATCAAGAAACATCTCCCAGAATACAAAGACAACAATGTTCAAGCCATTGTAGACTTTTTTAATGGTTATGATGTGGTTCTGGTTAAAAATACTACATTGGGCATATTATTAAATTATTACCAACAAGCACATGTATATGACAGGAATGTTGAGTTATCATTTATGAAACGTTGGAAACGTATCATGATAGATGAGGCTCATGACATTTGCAATAAAATTCCAGATATGTACTATGAGTTTTTATGGCTCATTTCAGGTACTTATGAAAATCTACTATATTCATCAAGGTCATATAATAGTATCATATTTCATATGCGAGATGCTATCAATTATGATACACTTAATTTGATTATTGTAAAATGCACAAAAGAGTTTGTCAAAAATAGTTTCAAGATTCCTGTTCCGAATGAGAAATATTATTTATGCAAGATGCCTGCAAATGTTGGTATCATCAGAGGCTTTATTAGTGCTACAGTGTTGGAAAAGATTAATGCAAATGACATAAATGGTGCAATTAGAGATCTTGGAGGTAAGAGTGAAACTGAAAACAATGTTATAGAGCTGGTATCAAAAGAAATTAAAAGAGACATAATGAATAAGGAAAAAGAAAAGAGTTACATAGAATCATTGGATATACCAGAAGAACAAAAGACCATGCGAATGAAAAATATAGAGGTTGATATCCATAATAATAAGTTGAAACTTGAAAATCTGAGACAGAGGGTATCCGAGTTGAACAAAAAAACTTGTGCCATTTGCATGTGTCTTATGGAACATCCTATCATTCTTGAATGTACACATTCCTATTGTGCTTCATGTATTATGCAATGGATTTCTTCACAAAGAAGCAACATAAATTGTCCAGAATGCAGACAGCATATAGATGCTGATAAAATGATAGCTATAGTCAATAAAAAATCAACAAATCAACCCAAAGAACAATCTTATAGTAAAGAAGATACTCTCTTAAAGATTATTCAAGATAACCCGAATGGAAAATATCTGATATTCAGCAAATATGATAGTGGATTTATGAAAATCATGAATATAATGATGGATAATAACATTACTTGTTCTGAGTTGAAAGGCAATACTGCACATATGATGAACGTGTTGGATAAATTCAAATCAGGAAACATCAAAGTTATACTTTTGAATACACACTTTGCAGGTAGCGGTATTGACATTAGCTATGCAACTGATGTTATCATATATCACACAATGGGGTTAGCAAAGTATCAGGCTATTGGCAGAGCTCAAAGAGTGGGTAGAACAGATGTACTCAATATCCATCATTTATGCTATGAACACGAAATGAACAATGAACATCAAGATACAGAAGAACCTATCCGACAAAATGCAGATGAACTTCAAAATGAAGTAATCTTTTCATAATAACAAAATATATATAAAGAATTATCATGTATTGAATACATAATGCAGTCTGTTGAAGAAGAGAAGACAAAGAAAAAGGTTGTATTTGCACTTCCTGGAGACAATTTCAGCTCGAAGTTTTTAATTTCTTGGACAAATACACTTGCAACATTGTGGAATATGGATAAGTATGATATTATGGTTGCACCAGGAACAGGTTCGTTTGTATCTTTTGTTAGAATGCAAACACTTGGATTGGATGTTAAAAGAGGTGTGAATCAGAAGCCTTTCAATGGTGATAATTATGACATCTGGGTGACTATTGACAGTGATGTTATTTTTACACCTGAACTCGTTATTCAACTTATTGACGCCACAGATAAGCATCCTGTTGTATCTGGTATGTATAGAATGTCTGATTTGCAGAATTTTGCAGTAGTCAAGAACTGGGATACAAGTTATTTTGCAAAACATGGAGTATTTGAGTTTTTGACTCAGGATTCCGTGACAAAGTGGAAGTCAGAAACAGGATTAAAGTATATGCCAGTTAGTTATACTGGTCTTGGATTCTTTGCTTGTCGCAAGGAAGTACTTGATAAGTTGCAATATCCGTACTTTGATGGAGAACTGCAAGAAATTGTTGGAGACGATGGAATGCTGATGCGTGATATATCAGGTGAAGATGTAAATTTTTGCAAGAATATCATCAAAGTAGGTTATGAGATAATGTTAGACACAGACTTGCGCGTAGGACATTATAAACAAATAGTCATTTAATAATTTTATTTTTTCGTTTCAGTATACAGTAATGGATAATGCAAACAAACAAATTGTGAAATTGAGAAACGGGTTAAGAATTCTTGTTGTTCCTATGCCTACAGATTTGACAGATGTCTCTATGTGCATTCTGCTTGGTCAAAATCATGAAAAACCCCATGAAATGGAATTGACACATTATATGGAGCATTTAATGGGTCGTTTCACATCTAAAAAGTACAATAATCATAAAGAAATAAGCAAGGAATTAAATAAACGAGGTGCTATAACAAATGCGTCAGTAGATGAATATGAAACCAAATTCTGGATACAAGGATTCTACAAAGATGTTGAGTTTTTCATTGATTTGTTGTCAAATACTCTGAAACATTTTGAAATAGATAAAGGTCTTGCTAAAAAAGAAAAGAATGCAGTTATACAAGAACTTAGAAATTATATTTCAGATACCAATTATACATTTGAAATGAAAATATGGAAATACATGTATAGTAAATATGCATATCAATATGACCATCAAAAACATATCAATAATATCAGGAAATTTTGCATACAAGACATGTACAAATTCATTAAAAGTCATGTGTTGCTACACAATACAGTAGTCACTATAACATGTCCTTTGAACAAAGTTACTAATACACTCAAACTAGCCAAGAAATATTTTGACATACCTAATGGCAATAAAAAGGCACAGATTAAGTATCCTATTTATCAATACAATAGTAAGTATCTGAAAGTCATACATATCAAGAATAATAACAAAATAGAAAACGCCACTATGCGTCTTGTAGTTGATGATAGTATTGAATATCTGTCAGAGGAACATCTTGCTTTGATGTACCTACAAGAAATTTTATTTAACTTTGAAACAGGAGTATTTTACAAAGTCTTAAGAGACCAATTAGGTTTTATTTACAATATTTCATTGAATTTATATGTTGATATGACTAAACCTATATCATCTTCCTATTATATAGAAACAAGTGTCAACTACAAATTGCTTCCACAATTCTTAAAGGTTGTACTAGATATCATCAAGAATCTCAAATTGTCTGATGAACAAATCAATAATGGACGAGCTGCATTCATAGTAAAGAATGAATTTCAAAAGTTTAATAATCTGACATCATACAGTGAATATTATAGCAAATATCTTTTGTATAAACTACCTATTGTGGAAAGAAGTGTTATCAAAAATAAATTGTTAAGAGTGAGCAATGATGTTATAGTGAAAGTTCTCAATAAATTCAAGAAAGACATATTAAAAGAAGGTCTAATATTTTATTATGCACAACATAATATGAATGATGCTATAAAAAGCAAACTTGGGAGCAGAATAAAATATATATCATTAAAGTAGATTTTACATAATTCATGAATGATGCATTATACATAACACTCATTGTTATATTTGTTTTGTTTGTTATATGTCTGATAACAGCTTTTGTGTTTAGAATGATTATTAGTGGTCGTACACAAAAACTCATGTTTTGGGTATTTTTATGTGCTGTTCTTGTTATACTGTATTTTGTGATTGGAGGATCATTAATAACTGGATACAAACATCTCATGTATCTTATTCAAACCAATGAAGATATGCGAACATGGGATATGGTATGGTATGTAATGGCATTTGTTGGTGCACTAATGTTGGTAGCCTTACTAGTAAAAACAATAAGAGACGGGTTTGTACGTGTGCACCTCATGATGCTTAACATTGCATGGATATTTGTTATATTATCTTACACAATCATATATGTTATTTATAAGTTTAGAGAACAAATTGCTCTTGCTGCTCTCATAACATTTGTCATAGTAATGGCATTTATTATCATATTTTTGATTAATGATTATTTTCTAGGTGGCATACAATTATGGTCTATAGTGTATATTATATTTGGAATGGCTTGTATAGCTTTTATAGTTGCTTTTATCATACTGTGTATGCAAACTACAGGCATCATTCATGACTATTTCAATAAATAATATATGAATATAATTAGAATATGGTTGAAAAATGTAATTTTCAATCTAAATCATATCTAATCTTGAACATTATACTATTTTGTATATTAATATGTTCTGTATATTATTACTATTATATAAGTAGCAGGAAATCAAAAGAACACTTTGAAGCACCTGCTTCAGAACCCATAGTAAAATCTGAAACAGGCTGCTTTCCACATGAACAATATGAAATGGATGTAGATATGAGAGAGTGTGGTGTATATTTCATTGATCCTACAAAAGAAACACAATGCGATGATTATTTTGATTACTATGATATGACAGATGTACAACTTGATTATGCTATTAAGATAGCTGAAGATAAGCATCCAGAATTATTGCCTAAACTGCAAGAAATTAGGACTTTTTTGCAAGGAAATGGTTTTCAGAAATGTAAAATCAAATATGATAATTGGAAAGAAATATCATCTTATCATGACAAACATTATCAACCTGAAACAGCAAGTTATGTATATCCTAAAAAGAATGTCAATAATGCAGACAAGCAAATCAATTTCAAATTATGGAATAGCTGCTTTGCAGCAAATACCAATCTAAATAAGATAAGTTTCAATCCAAGTGTAAATGCTGCATGTACAACACCTATCAAAAACATAAAGGATATCCATGCACAAGATAATGACTATGTTTCTATGTCATTTGACCCTTCTCTCAATTATAATGATGTTTATAAATCATTCTGTGATAAACAAACTGTAGACAAGCCCCTCATTATATCAAGTGATATAATATTTATGGTATTACATTGTGAATATAAATCACAAGAATATTTGAAAATATATGATATATCTTTTGTACAATATGTTTCAGGTAAATTTAGTTCTTTAGAATTGACACCAACAGTAAATTCTGCATTTCTGAATTTATTTAGATTAACATATGATAAAAATATAAAAAGGATTGTATATGGTCCAAGAGTTCTTGACATGAGTTCTCATCTTATCAACTATGATGTATGTAAAAATATAAAAAATTATATTCTGCGAAATGTGAACTTTACTTTTCGGGATTATAACATCCCAAATATAACAACTGATATTGTTCTCAATACATCTCCTGAATTGATTGATAAATTTGATGAGAAGATTCTTGATGCTAATAGTGATAACCAGACACTTATGTTAGGAATTATTAATGAACTATCAGGGAAGATAAACAACGAAAATACACAACTTGACACAAATAAGTCAGCTATTGAAACAGAAGTGAGCAATTTGGTGAAAGTTATGGCAGACAATATGAAAGGCACGAGAGACAAGTTTACAAAATTTGAACAATATGTTTCTGGTATATTGCAAAGTCGCAAAGATACTGACAATGCATTGTATACATATTTGGAAGCACTTAAGACACTCAAAACTAAAATAGAAGAAGAATTCAACAAAAGAAAGGCTTTAATAGGGTCTGGACAGAATGTATCTTCAGGTATCTTTGATACTTATTTGACATCCGAGAATAGCAAATGCATGGGTTTATGTGGAACAGTCAATCAAAAACTACAAGATGAATACACCAAAACTTCTGACACATTGATTGACATATATCAAAATGTTGTTGAAACTATTATTGGTATATTCATAAAAGGGGTATATGTTAGTGTCAATTTTTACAATAGAGGTGTTATAACAAAATATGCACCTCAGAGTGAAAGGGAATTATCTTGCATGATTATGAACAACAGCATTGCTGAAAATTTTGTGTCAATTTCTGCAAATAGAAACCCGTATTACTATGAAAACAAATACATGAAAGATGCATCAGGTATGCAGTATTATCTTGTTGAATTATCTGGAAATATTTTGCTACAAGCAGGATACTATCACTTTTATACAGATTTGATTGAGGAGGAATGTTTTGATATTTTCATAGGCTATCCGGACACAGATGATAACAAAAAAATGATTTTCAAAAATGTTGCAAGCTATTATTATACAAATCCCAGCAACCCAAGTGATGTTAGATTAAGAAAGGATGCTGCATTACCTGCTGCAAAGAGTAATGATAACAGAAATAATACAACAAAACTTCCTATATACATTGATGGCAATTACAATAATGGATATTATGCATTTTATGCCAGAAGTTTGAGAGGCATTCAGACCCTGCGAAATAATTATTTGAACATGAAGTATGTCAAACTTAATACTGCAAGTGCAAGTTATAGTCTATTTGGAAATGAAGTATATGAATACAAGGCTGCAAATAATTTGAACATATCAGTAGCAAAGAATGTAAGTGATATTTTGTACTATAACAAAGAAATATCTGACATGACCATGATTTCTATGTACTATAATTCAACCAGTACACCCATTGTTATTGTTCCTGCTGCTGTTTCAACATATGTACCACCTCCAAATGTCGTGGCTACACCAGTCGTGGCTACACCAGTTGTTGTGACGCCTATGTATCCTACGTTTGAAAATGAAAGCAAGAACCTAATGCATTGGTGGAAATTTAATAACACTCTTACCGATGATGTGAAAAAAAAAACATTCAATATAACAAATTATTATAGTGGAAGGGTATATGATGGAACTTATATCTTCACTGAAGATACAAAGTATGGAAGCAAATCATTGATGATAACTGCAAGTAAGAAATACGATGATGATATGTTCAAATGTAGTACTGGTATAAGCATTGGAAAAACATTCAGTGTAAGTCTATGGTGTAAAACCTCAGCATGTTGTAATAAGATTATAGGCATAGGTGATGATTTGTTTATTAGTGCAAGAAAAGATATAACAGTAAAAAATACTGTTAATAATGATAAGAATATTTTCTACGTCAATGGCATAAGTAGCAATGTTATTGTAAAAGGACAGGAAATGCGTAATGTTTGTGATGAAGTTGCATACAGTATTCCATCTGGATGTATGGAAAGAGGTAGTTATGAATTTGAAGTATGGTCAGCATCAGGAAGATACACTGAAAATGTAAATGGTTCTAGAAGGGATACGAGTTGTGGTTCTATTTCTTCAACACGTTTAGAGTGTTCAGAAAAATTGATTGATGTACCCAATAATGTCATTGTGAACAAAATTGAAGCAGACTTCAATAAATGGAATCATTTCGTGTTGACATATGATGGGTCAACACTGAAGTTGTACTACAATGGTGCATTCAAGCATGAAAACAAAAATGGGTTTTTCCCTGGTATTATGAATCTTTCATTATTCAGTCAACAAAGTGATAATGCAGTGTCTGTATCATATAATGATTTACGTGTATATAACAAAGCATTATCTGTATCTGAAATCCAGAGTTTGTTCACATTTGTATCTCCATCCCCTACAGTACCAACACCTGTTGTACCAAAAGCAGCTACTCCTTATGTTGTACCAGTCCCTACAGAACCACAAAGGTTCAGTAATCAATTCCCTTTGTTGTATGATGAAAGTAGTTTCTTAAGTTATTGGTGGGATTTTGATACCAAATTAAGCAGCAGAGTTGGCAATGCTAACTTCAATAATAATTCTACAAACCCGTCTGATTTTACATATGACACTACGACCCGTAAATATGGACCAAGTTCATTGAAGATTACTGCAAAAGCAAATCAAGATTCTTTCAAATTTTCAACAACTATCAATGTGCCTCAAACATTTACTTGGTCTTTTTGGGCATATACTACAGGATGCTGTAATAAAATTGCAAGCATTGGTGATGATTTATTCATCAATGTGCAAAAAGATTTGGAGAATAAGGACATATATTATATCAATTTATTTAGTGAGAACAGCACCAAACAACAAGAATATGATGATACGTGTACAAAAGAAGAAACATATAAGGATACATGTCAAAATTGTACCCCTACATACTCTTATACATGTACACGATATTATGATAATGGGGCTAGTGAAAATTGGCACAGCGGACCATGTGAACATTTGGAAGGATATTCATCTGCAATAGGTTCATTAGTTAACCAAGGACACAATAATTATTTTGGATATGTATCTGCACTACAAAATGGTAATAATTGTTCACCATATACGTGTCAAAAGACAAAATCTGTTACATATGCTTGTAAAAAGTACAAAACAGTTAACACCATAGCTAACACAATACCATGTTCATTTAATCAATGGAATTTCTTTACCATGACATACAATACCACAACCAAAACCATGAAGTTTTATTTAAATGGTGAATTCAAGTTTGAAAAGAAGAATTTTACTTACAATACTGGTAGCAAAACTGTCAAGTTATTCAATAGTCATACATCAATGACAACTGTAAATTATAGTGATATGCGTATACATTCCAAAGAGTTATCATCATATGAAATATATTGTTTATACAATGGTATTGTATGCTCTGTTATATCACCAGACCCAGGTATCAGAAAGATTAATCAGAGATTTTATATAACATGTCCTAAGCTTCCAACTATATCAACATTACCTAATAAACCAAGCATGTTGACTTTTACCATGCTAAAGCTTCCGACATTACTGAATGCATCCACATTGAATTATGTACCAATCTATACACAGGAAAAAACGAATTTAGACAATTTTTATTCAATCAATACATTCATTGAACAATTAGATGAATTAAGACAAATTGATGTTAGCGAGTTTGATTGCATGATTAAAGCTGAAAAGCAAATGCTTGTGAACAATGTTAGTCAAGAAAGTATAGACAACAAACGAGCCATAGTGCAAAGGTTGAGTGAACAGATAACAATCAACAATGCCAAATTAACAGAATTGACACGTATATATAATGCAATCAATACATTCAATAGGTCATATGATTATAATAATGTTAAACAAATATTCAAAGAAAACATAATCATGAATGCAAACACTGACACTTTCAATAAATATCTTCCTACCATATTCAAGAATCTGAAAGATGGTAGACATTACATGCACTTGGCGTTGTCATAACAGAAAAAGTACATATCAGTGTTCAGGACTCAACTAAAATAAAATATTAAGAATATTCAAAAAATATATAGATATGTACTTTTTCTATGTCATGTAATCTCTCTTGCATCTTATTGACTTTATCTCCTTGACTGTATTACATATTGTAACAGGTACTTCTATACCTCTTTCTTGTATAACAGGGCGATATGAAGATATATAATCTATACCATCAACATTTGTGTTTTTTTCCTGTACTTGCTGTTCAGGAATTTCATTATTTTTCAAAAGCTCTCGTTTGATATCATTATAGAGCACTAAGCTTAGTTCTTCTACTTTCTTGATAGCCTTTACTTCACCTTGATTCCAAATTCTTGCTGAATCTTTTTTAGAAATATACACCAACAAGATACCAGATAACCATAACAATCCCACTCTATGATTCTTCAGTTTTTTGGAATACCCGTGACTAAAAAGTTGATATACACTGTCCATTTCTGGATTGTTGTTATATAGTAATGAAAGTATACCCCACAAAAACCATACAGCATCATTGTCACTCTCATAAAATTTTGTTTCAAATGTATAGCGTTTTCTTATGATATAATCAAACGAGTTTCTTATTTTGTTAGCTATGTCTGATAATTTGTTTATATCTGTACTGGGTATGCTTTCTAATTGCTTTAACATATGCATATATCCTGTCAAGATTTGTGTGGCAAGTTTGTAAGAAGGGCTGTCAGTAGGTGGAATAATACCTTCAAATTTGCTTATACCACTTGATGACAACTTGAAAGAATCATTCTCAAACATGTCTATAATCTTGTCACGCAATATCCGGATGTTCAAAGTTCCCGTTCTTGTTACAGGTGTCTTGATATACATATCACAAAGTAAGCATAATTTTGCTACCAGAACATAAACATTTTTAATGACAATTTGTTCGTCTTCTATAAAAGCAATCACATCATTGATAGCGTCTATTAAGAGTCTAATTTCTGTTAATGATATATAAGAACCTATATAGCTACAAGTTGCAATAAATGTGTTCTGAATAACATCCATATTTTTGTCCAAATCTTGTAGAATAAGCTTTGAGACTAAAAAAAGACTGTCTTTTATCTTTGCTTGACATAGAGTACTATATAACTCCTGGTGTATCATTGTAAATCTCTTGCTTGTATTTATCTATAAATTCTTTATATTTACATATGATTTTATAATTTTTTATAATAGTAACTTCAGATACATTACATACTGAAGAGAATTGCTTTTTAGTATATGCTAAATTTTCCACAGTAGAATAATAATACAGGATACCAGCAGCAGAAGATGTTGGTGAATTATCACTCATTATCTCATGCTTTTCAAGAAAACGGACAAGTTTCTTGCAATTATCTATGTCATTCATTTTCATAGATAGTTTGCTACCAAACCTTGAAATAAAGTCTTCTGGACCAGATGAAGCTACATTTATTTTGAGTAGTGTTTGGAAACGCGAATTTCCGCGATTCAGTACTACAGGACTGATACTAAACATTGTGGCAATTTCTTTAGAACTGCGTGGGACATTGTTCAATAAACAAGAGTGATATATGCAAGATGCAATCAATCCTTCTTTATTATCACCACGAGATATCTTCTTTTCAGAAGCCTTTTTGTAGAGCACCTTGGCATCATCTATAACTCGCTGAGGAATACCATTATTTACTGTATTAGCAGTCAATTTTTCAAACACTGACCATAATGTTCTTTCATCATATGGCATAGAATTCCACATTTGGTACATTCTGATACGTTTAATATCAATACTATCACGTTTGCTACCACCTATCATAGAACCAAGTGATGATTTTGGAAGCAGACTATTTGTAGGTAATCCACAACGTGAAGGATCACTATCACGAGAATCTTCTGCTCCATAATAACGCCATTCAGCACCATTATCAATAACACGTCCTAAAACAGCACAGCAAGTCTTGCATATCTGCATAGTATCTTCTGTTATGACATCAGTTGAACCACATGAACATGTCAATGTTTCTGTATCAGACTTACTATTTTCTATATTATGAATCTCGTTCTTGAAATCATCAAGCAAATTCCAGCAATCTGCAAATTCTTCATCCATAATGGTTGTATACGATGATATAAACATATCATTTCATTTTTTTATATATTGACTGTATTTTATTTTTGATTTTTCCATATCATCAATATGTATGGTGACTGATATTGTATTGTTTTTTGTTTAAGAGATAAATCTTGTTCTGATAATACTCTTCTTATTTTAATATGCACATTTTGTTGATCTAATACAGCATATCCTTTTTGTAATAAGGACTGAACATCATTTGCATTCATACAATGAGGGCGAAATTCTGAAATAGGCTTCATGAATATATTGTCATGAAGCATAACATCATTTTTTTATTTTTGGGCAAATATAATAAAAATATATTTGTATGAAAAAATAAGCATAATTACCTGTGTAGCAAGGTATCCAACTTTCTATCAAGAGACTGAAGCAAATCATATAGTTCTGTATTAGTAACATTGGTGGGTCTCTTAGGTAGATTTGTGCGTTTTTGCTTTCTCTCCTCGCGAATGGCTTGACGTTCCTGATAATCAGTAATGTCTTTGCCATCAAGTTTTACAAGCTGTGCAACTTGTTCCAAAGATAGATTCTCTTTATCCATCTTACCAAGAGCATAGACAATCAAACGTGTCTTAATGCTACCTTCTGTACGCTGAAGGGATTTTGCAATTTCTACTGGACTAACATTGTTAGATACCATAGTCAAAAGTTTATCATCTTCATCTGACTCCCATTTGAGTCCAGCACGCGAAGTCTCTGAATTTAGTCTCTGTGTCTTAAGCATTTCTTGAAATCTTGAAGGCATTTTTAGTTATATGTATTTTGGTGTGCTTTATTGCTGTCTTATAATATAAGCAAATCCTTATATAATTTTGCTTTACAATGCCAAAAATTTTGGCTTTTTTGTGTTTTTTAGTTTATAAGTCGTCGTCATTATCGTTGTCGCCGTCATTATCGTTGTCGTCGTAATGAATCAAGTCGTCGTAGTTTCCTGTTTCATACATTTCTATCATATTCAAACCATTTGCTTCAGCCATGTAGTAGAAACTATAGTAGGACGGTTTGTTCTGAAAGATTACATGATATGGGTCATGGTAATGTTTTCGTGCAATGTGATACAGGTCTCTGTCGTTGTCAATAATGTTATTGAATTCTCCGAGGATATCAGCTTCTATGTTATCAAATGTAGGATCGCATATGCTATTAAATATCATCTCTTTGTATTCAGCCATCATAAGCATACAGAAGTAATTATATACTGCGTTGCTTGAATTCTCCAGCATGTCAAAGACGTTGTCAATCTTCTCTTTTGAAGATTCTTCCTTGTCTTTATCATTCTTGTTCTTTGCAAAGACAAGAGATGTCGCAGCACTATGAAACTTGTCATACAAGTGCTCTGCGGTATACTTGTTTTTCATCAAAGTGATGTTTTCATTTGTTTCAGACATCTTGGTTGCCAATATCACATTAGCAGTATCATGTCGAGAGAGATGATTGAAAGTCTCTTTACAGTCAAATACAATTGACAAGACTAATTCACTTCTGTCCATGTTTGTCGTTCGTCGTTTGGGTTCTTCTTTGTTGTACCAAATATTTTGTTAAATCACATCATCATTTTTTTCCAATTATGTAACATTTTCATACAAATTATTTGAAGAAAAATAAAAACTGATACATCCTTCAAATAATATATACTATGATGATTTCAAAAGAACACAGCGATTATATCAAATTACATTATCATGTATTGCATACAATCCGAAAACGATACAAATATATACCATTCAGATATATAAACAGGAGAATAAAACAAAAATGGTCAATTATTCAATATAATAAGTTCATGCAACTATATGATGCAACTACACAAAAATCTCAAACAATACAATGGTCTGACGACGTTTGATGTGTAATGTTAAAATTTACCAAATCCTTTTCAAATTCATTTTTGGTTGCACTGTTGATATGTTTGACATCATTCAATTTTTGCAATGGTAAACCTATAAGAACTTGCCTTTGAGATATACTTGTACCAATATTGAATGGAATAATATACCCAAATGACTCCAAAACTTGTGAACAAAGTAAAAAGAGCTTTATGTACATAAAGAATAAAACAATTTACATACATAAGTCTTATATCATGATAAGTGCATTACTGAAACTGTCTCTGCAATTTCTTTTGATAACAGAAGTATCATCCTTTGCATTTCCTATGGCATTTCCAAATATGCATTCAGATTCTAAACAATTTTGTCCATGTGTTATGAAGATGGAAAGACGTGATATGATTCTAAAGTCATTGCTACTCGCAACTACAATTACACCTTTGATTTCCGGATCTCAAATTGCTAAATCTTATAATACAGATGAATTACATAACATAAATATATATGAAAAATGTTCTCCATCTGTTTGTTATATCAGTACTGAATATAAAAATATTGCAAGTGAACTGAAAATGTCTGATACTGATATTAAAAATATGCCAAAAGGTGTAGGAACAGGATTTGTATGGGATACTAATGGACATATTGTAACAAACTTTCATGTTATAAACAAAGCTGACAAAGCTGATGTGACATTATTGGATAGTAAAGGAGCTATGAATGTGTATACAGCAAAGCTTACAGGCGTTGACCCTGACCGTGATATAGCTGTTTTGAAAATTGATGCTAATACTCTAATACCCATTACTATTGGTTCAGACCAAGATGTGAAAGTAGGACAACATGCATATGCTATTGGCAATCCTTTTGGCCAAGACCATACATTTACAATGGGGATTATTTCAGGTAAAAACAGAGAGATATCCTCTCCTACTGGTAGAAAAATTAAAAGTGTACTTCAGACAGATGCTGCTATCAATCCAGGAAATTCTGGAGGTCCTTTGTTAGATTCTTCTGCAAATTTGATTGGTATGAATACAGCAACTTTCGGATTGGGTGTCTCTTCTGGAGTGAATTTTGCTATTTCTATAGATATGGTCAAAGAATCAGTATCAGAAATTATACAATATGGCATGGTACAGAGAGCTGTATTGGGTATCAGCTATGTTGAAAAACTACCAATAGAATTGACTAAAGATGGTCCAGTTAACAAAGGTGTTATTGTATCAGATGTACCAAAAACATCACCTGCATTTGCAAGTGGTTTACGTGGTATTGATAAGGATGCAAAAAAGTTAGGTGATGTTATTATTGCAATTGATGATAATACTATCAATAACTCTGTAGATATGTTATCAACGCTTGACAAATATAAGCCTGGTCAAAAAATAAAATTGCATGTTTTGCGCTGTAATAAAACTCCGATTGTTTTAGATGTAGTTCTAAGCTCTTTCAGAGTTCATACATTTTCTGGACTACAATATGAAAACGAACTTTCCAACACATCCTTATCAATTCCATTAGACGTGCCTCTTGACAATATTGCGCCTGAAATGAACTAATTACATAGAATAAAAACATGCTCTAAGATTATAATGCAATTTGTGTATATACTTATTATATTGTTTGCAATTTGTGTTTACAAAATCCTAGAACACGCTGAATACAGCCTATCATTTGCTATTTGGTTCAATATTCTTATAGGGACACTATATTTTGCATTATCTATCTTCTTTGCATATGTTGACATAACAAGACAACCCTATATATATAAGCTAAAGCTACAGAAAGATGCATGTTTGCATATAGAAGAATATAAAGAAGTTTTCAAAAGAACCTTTTTGAAATATATTTTTGTAGTTGCTCCAATGTTTATGTTGGTTTTGTTCTTATTGCAACAAAGATACAGTATCCAACATGTAGATTTATCATCACCAGTTTATTGGATTGCAAGTTTATTGATATGTTATGTTATAACAGATTTTGCTGCATGGTTTATACACAAAGCATTACATTACTTTCCATGGCTATGGGACAATGTTCACAGTATGCATCACAAACACATAGCGCCTGTTGCAGTTTCTGCATTTGATGCACATCCTATTGAACTCATATTCTGGGACATTCTTCCATTTGCTATTGGTCCATTATTGTTGGGTGTAAATGCAGCGTTTTTCACAATGTTTTCGGTTATAGCTATAATGAATACTGTAATATGCCACAGTGGGTATGATATAAATTACGATAAGGGTCATCATGATTTACATCATGAAAAACTAAAATGTAATTATAGTGGTATATTATCTGATACAGTTATGGGAACACATATAGAGAGAAAAGATATCATATATCCACGTTTTGACAGTTTGCAAAAAGATTTATTTGATAGTTATAATAAAAGTTGCAACACAATGGGAAACTATTCCAGAATATAAAAAGTACATGTTTGTTGTTTTTCTATACATTTTTACAAAATATGTTAGTAGCCATGCAAATGTGCGTATATGTACTTTTATCACTTAAAAGTTATACAAAATTTATAGTATAATAACTAATGTCTACCCCTGTGGTTTGTATAACAAATATATATAATGAAGAATATTTATTGCCGTTTTGGTTGAATCATCATAAGGATATGTTTGACTTTGGAATAATTGTCAATTACAGATGCACAGACAAAAGTCTGGAGATATGCAAAAAAATATGTCCACATTGGAAAATTATCAAAACATCAAATCCAGACTTTGATATTATTGCAAACATAAGAGAATTCATGCATATAGAACAACAACTTGCTAATGCTTTCAAAATTGTATTAAATACCACTGAATTTTTGATGCCTTTTAGACCACTCAAAGAAATTGTGCAAGAATATTCAAATACGCAAGTTGCTCTAAATATTAAGACATATAGTCCTCATTCTCTCCAGAAATATCACCCAAGTAATGTAAAAGAATTGTTCAAAAATATTTTGAATGATGATATCAAAATGGATGATAAGGACAGGAGTGCACGCATTTTACACAACTATCCAAATGGTGCATATCATATTGGTAGACACGCCACATACTTACCATCTCAAAATACAGATGAGCTTTGTATAGTATGGTTTGGATTTTATCCACTTAATGACCAACTGCTTGCCAGAAAAATGCAAATAGGTGAAAAGATGACAAAACAAGACCTTGCGAGAGGATGGGGTGGACAACATATTTGGAGTAAAGAGACCATGTTAGAAAAAAACAAAGAAAGATATGAAGGTGGTAAATGTTTGCAAGATACTTGTATGAAGTTATATGAGTATTTGCAAAAATCATAACAGAGCTTCCAACTCTTCTTTGGTCATAATATTTATACCAAGGTCCATTGCCTTTTGAATTTTTGTAGTTGTCTCATTTTTATCTTTGACTATCAAATAATCAGTTGTCTTTGATATACTTGAAACAATTTTCCCACCATGTCTTTCAATACTGTCCTCATATTCCTTGTTTCTAAACCCAGAAAATATAATCTTTTTATCTTTGAATATGGACAATTTAGAATTACTTGTATTCTGGGGTGACACAATGACAGTCTTCTTACATTTAATACCAAGTTCTTCATAAAATGCAAAGAATTCTGGTAAATTCTGTATAAATTGTTGAGCACTCACAACAGCCATGCCTTTTATTTTTGTGATATCTGCAACATCTAACTGCAATGATTTGACCTTATTATTTGGAATATAAGAATATTCATCCATAATTAGTTTCAATTTCTTTTCACCAAACCCTCTTCCAAACACATTAGAAGCAGTCATCAATTTATCACAACTAACTTCATTAATTTTCTTCAAAGATTCAACTATTTTATCTGCACTCTTTTCCTTAAATCCCTCAATCTTCAAAAGGTCTTGTTTAGTTGTACCAATCACTTTTCTTAAATTATCAAAACCAGCATCATATAGTTTTGTTATTACACCTTCTTTGACCCCATCAATACCTAATGTATTCATGAAATGTGTAAACGCTTGAATGTCTTGTTCTCTGTTCTTTTCAGTTCCTTTCAACATAATATCTACATGCGTATCATTCCAATCATATGCTATTTCAGGCATTTTAGGCTTACCATTTGCGGATGAAGTCAACACATTTAAGATATGTGGTATAACATCGCCACTTCTCACAATGATGATATGTGAACCAGGTCCTATATTATTCTTTTCAATATAGGAAGCATTAAAGCCAGTTGCTTGTTTTATTTTAACACCTGCAAGATTTACTTCATTAAATTTTACCAAAGGTTTCAAGTATCTGTGCTTTGATACATTCCATTCTACATCTTCTACTATTACTTCAACTTGTTCATGTGTAAGTATAGTCTTAAAAGCAAAAGCATACTTGGGATTCTTTCCTGACATTATTTTATGTTCATCATTGTGATATACAACAATACCATCAATTTCATAAAGAGATTGTTTGCGCCAAGTTTGCAGAGTGTTTGATAACATGTCTAATGTTAAGGAAGTACTTTGAATGTAATTTACTAATGGGAACTGTAGTGATTTTAGAACATCAAATGATGCACTCAGTTTCTGTCTTGGAAACATCATGTCATATGCTATAAAATCCACCTTAGATAGTATATTTGTATTGATTGTCTTGCTGTGAAGAACACCTGCAACTACATTCCTAGCATTTGCACCAACATCTGATATCTTCATCCAGTTAGCTTTTGAGATGATAAGTTCACCTCTGATTGCAATTTTTTGATTACCCCATGATGTTAATGATGACATATTAATGTTATGCAAATATGGCAATATGTGTGTTATATTTTGTCCTTCATAACCATCCCCTCGTGTCCACATTTTAGCTTCACCTTTGTTGTATTGGAGCAAACATGAAATACCATCCAATTTTTCAGATACAACATATTCGCCAACATATTTTTTGTTCCATTTTATTATTTCTGCTTCATTATCCTTAATCTTATCCAGAGAACCCAGATAATATGGAAGTTTCTCTTTGTTTAATGTTATTTCTGCTCCTACCTTTTTAAGATAAGGATTTTTTGGGTCCTTCTTTTTCAAATACCCTTTGACAATATCATATATATCATCATTGAGCAGTGTTTTATTGCTATTAAAGAATGCTTCATCTGCCTGTTCTAAAACCTGGACAATTTGTAATGTATTTAAAGTTTTCAAAGTATTGATAGGGTCATCTATAATTCTTTCTATAAGAGACATACTGGTTATTTTATAATATTATATCATTTTTTATTTATGTACAAAAAAGTACATATACGTTTGTTTTTGTTAAATGTTAAGAAAGATAATTTACACTTTGTTATAACTATGTATATGTACTTTTTTGTACATAAACATTATACAATAATAGAAATAGAAAGCATAAATGCTCAGGTATTTACTCTTATTGTTATGTATGACAGAAATACTATGTGTGCCGTCAAAAGTTGTAATTGTAGCAAATGTAGCAAAACTGAAACAATACATGAAAGATATTCACATAGAAAAATGCAATAATACCCTTCTAATTCATTTGGGAGAAGATGTGAAAAACCATCATCCGTCTTTTCGTGATTATGTATTACAAAAGGTGATTCATATTCTATTATCATGACAAAACACAAGAACGATGTTCATTGATGGATTTACATGGCTTTATGATAGCATTCTTGTTTAATACATCAATAAAATAGTTTAAGATGTCTATATTCAAAGATTTCTTAATTTTTTTGCATATTTTGATAATAGCTATGTAATTGATATGGCAATATTTTTGAAGAGTGATAGTATTTATGATAAGTCTTTTATTGCATACGCTCTCAATCTTGATGATATCTAAATGAATACTACTAAGCAATGACAATATAGCTGCATCCAATTTTTGCTGTCTTGATTCTAATTTTGTGCTTATGTGTTCATGAATGTTTGCTCTACACATTGGGCATAGTAATGAATTTGACGCAGATAGATGTATAACACATTTGTGATGTATATACTGTTTGCAACAAAACATTTGCATAAGTTGTGTACCTTCAAGGCATATGCAACATTCTGTTTCAATAGGTGTATCTAAATGTGTCTTGATAATGTCTGCATAGTCAACCTTTATTTTCTTCAAGCATTTTTTCATGAATTTGTAATCAAACCAATATTGTGGTGATACACAATATTCATATTTTTTTGTATAGCTTCTTAGGGTTTTGTTAAATTTCATATAAGTATTATATTCTTCTATATGTTATATAACAAAATGACAGGAGCACTTGAAAGTTTTTTGGTATATAACTTATATGACATAGATATATCAAAACTTACGTTGAATGAAACCGAAAGGTAAATATATTTGTTTTTACACCAATTTCAGAATATCTTCCATCAAGTGCTCTAATTCAGGGACTGGTAATTTGGAATAATCTATTTTGTTTTCTTTGTTGTTGAATGTTTGTGGTTGCAGTCCATTTACTTTAACAGGATATGCATAATGTGATGTAGTACGAAATTCACGAAGATATTTCAGACGTTTTTCATACATCTTTTGAGTTCTACCAATTTTCGGTAAGAAACTTACATATTGAACAATGCGTTCTTCAGGGCTTCCGTATTGATTTTGATGAAATGTTCTTGAATCCCATAATACCAGTGCACCTGCAGGAACATCAAGAACTTCTTTCAAGTCCTTTATAGATTCAAGATATTCATGGTCTATCAATTGCCAATTTGTCTTGTGTGTCAGCCCTTTTTCTTCGCAATATTTTTCATACAATTTATGGCTTCCTTTGTATACTACTAAAGAACGTGTTGTATTTGTGGTTAGCGCAACAAACCCTTGATAACTCTGTTGTTTATTGGTTGGAGCCTGATCTGTATGTGTCCATATGGTATCTCTTTTATCAAGGTCTTTGCTGAGCCAACAACAGCCGTCATATGATACTACAAGGTCATCTGTATTCCATAGAGATTTGAAGACTTTTTGAACATTTACACGAGTTCTCACATACCATGCATGAAGTTGATGTCCTGCTTGATAAAACCTGGAAATTCCATGTGGTACTTTCTTGTGATTTTTCTTCATTTCTGGATTAGAATCCATCCAGGAATAAAAGTATTGTAGTGCAGTAGCAAGTTCATCAGGTGAAAGAATGTCTGGTATGACACAATATCCATTTTCTTCAAGTTGTTGTTTGACGTATTCATTTGAGTATTCCATTTTGATAGACGATTATTATAATGCACAAAATCATTTTTTATAATTATTGCAATAAAATGATACAAATGTATATAAAGAATATGTACATTGTTTTCATATGATATTGGTCTTACCAAAATGATAATAGATGATTATTTAGAGTATACTAAAACCTATAAGAAAAAATATGGAGAAAAATGTATTGTATTAATGCAAGTTGGTAGTTTCTTTGAACTTTATTCAATAAATGATGACACATCTGATGATATATATAGTATTGCTGATATATGCAACATCCAGATTTCTCGTAAGAACAAGAATATTGCAGAGGTGTCTATATCAAATCCATTGATGGCTGGATTTCCTTTGTATACATTGCATAAGTTTACTACCATACTTTTGAACAATAACTACACTATAGTGCTAATAGAGCAAGTGTCTGAACCCCCGAATCCTGAGAGAAAAATAACAGAGATACTTAGTCCAGGGATGAATCTCAATATAGTAGGAAAACGAAACAATTTCATGATGGTTTTATATTATGAATTCATAACAGATTTGCCAGTTGTTGGAATAGCAGGTATAGACCTTTCTACAGGTAACTCGTTTGTTTATGAAGCAGGTGCAAACAAACAAGATATTGATTTTGTAAATGATGAGGTATTTCGTATTATAGCTACATATAATCCATGTGAGCTTATCATTTTGTCTGATAAGAACTATGAAGAGTCTAAGAAGCAATTTCTAACGAAACATTTGAATTTAAACAATATTTTAACTCATGCTAAATGGGACACCTATGAACATCTTACATCTATGTGCAAACTTACATATCAAACTGTAATATTGGAAAAGGCATTTGCAAAGAAAAAATGCATGGTATCTATCATAGAAACATTAAACATTGAGAAATATGCATCTGCGAGGATAGCATTATGTTGTCTATTACAGTTTGCATATGAACATAATGTTGACATTATCAACAACATCAATATTCCTGAGATAATTAATGATAATACTTATATGACAATTGAATATAATAGCGCAGTGCAATTGAATGTATTAGGTCTTTATCAGAATGATAAACCATTAATAGACATATTGAACAGGTGTATGACAGCATTTGGAACACGTATATTCAGAGAAAGGTTATTAAAACCCATAACAGACCCTGATGTACTTAACAAGAAATATGATGAGATAGAGTATTTATTACAAGACAATAGGTTTCAAAACGTTTCTAAACTGCTTTGTGGTATCTTAGACCTTGAACGGATAAAGCGTAAAATGTTTCTAAACAAGATTCATCCACATGATTGGTGTGGGTTCAATACATCTCTTGAAAATGCTATTCAAATCTTGACAAAATATTATGAAAACCATGACACAAATGAATATAGTGAAATGATAAAACATTATAAAGAAATATTAGATTTTGACGAGGTTAGCAAATACAATTTGAATGACATAAAAGGAAACATTTTCCTGAAAGGAACATATGTTGAAATAGATGCCTATATACAAGATTTCAATGATGCATATGCAAGAATAACACATATTAATAATAAAATTAATCAGATAGATTCATCTGGAGACAGTACATCATGTAGAGTGGATTTTAATGAAAAAGACGGATATCATCTGAATATGACAAAACGCAGATTTGACACTGCAAAGACAAAAGAACCCAATACCATGAAAGGTTTCAATGTGAAACCAGTAGGCACATCAAATAATGTGAAATTAGTGAATGAAGATATTACCATTGCTTCCAATGCCATGGAAGATAAACAAAGACTAATCTCCAAAAGTGTATTGGCTTATTACCAAGTGTTTGTAAAGGATTTTATAGAAAAATATAGCAAATGTCTTGAAAATATCATCAAAGTCATAACAGATATTGACATATCATGTTGTAATGCAAAGAATGCATATGAGTATCGTTATTATAGACCATATATAACAAATGAAGAAGCTTCATACATTAAAGCAGATAATATCAGACATCCTATCATAGAGAGAATAGACGATACTATACCATATGTAGGAAATGATATATATCTGTCTGCAAATACTTGTAATGGAATGCTTCTGTATGGTATCAATGCGGCTGGAAAGAGTAGCCTCATGAAGTCTGTTGGACTAAATATTATCATGGCTCAAGCAGGCATGTATGTTGCATCCACTCATATGAGATACTACCCTTACAAGCACATATTTACACGAATTTCAGGTATGGACAATATTTACAAAGGGATGAGTAGTTTTACTGTAGAAATGACAGAACTTCGCAACATCTTGCAACGTTGTGATAAGTATAGTTTGGTACTTGGAGATGAAATATGTAGTGGAACTGAATCTGTTTCAGCACTTGCCATTGTTGCAGCAGGTATAGATACACTTGTCAAGAAACAATCATCATTTATATTTGCAACACATTTGCATGACTTGACTGACTTAGATATAGTCAAGATGCATATTGACAAGCGCATTAGTATCAATCATATGCATATAACCATTGATGATAAGAATAGGATTGTATATGAACGAAAAATACAGAATGGCAGAGGTTCAACAACATATGGCGTGGAAGTATGCAAGACCCTTGATATGCCTATGGATTTTATGAAGATAGCTGAAAGTGTCAGAAAGCAAATACAAGGATATAATACATTAATGGTGAGTCCAATAAAATCTCGTTATAATAATGGTTTGTATATGACTATGTGCGCTGTTTGTAATACAGAGCCTGCTGTAGATACACATCATATCAATTATCAGTGTGATAGTGACGTTGAAGGTTTTTTTACAGAATTCCATAAAGATTCCAAACATAATCTGGTAGCATTATGCAAAGACTGTCACAAGAAAGAACATATGGGTATATTAGATATCAAAGGGTACAAGAAGACGTCAGAAGGTGTTGTCATAGATTTTGATGAAGTGGTTGGTTCTGCAAACAATTGTGGTACAAATCCTGTAAATAATACATGCAACTTATCTGCAGAAGCCTGTGCAAAACTTAGACAGTATGTCAAGAAAGGTAAATGTAATTGGTATGTTAGAAGAACAAAAACAACTGCGTTTAAGATTTGTGTTGACGAAAAAATAATACTGGATAGGATTAATAAAACTTTGCATGTGAATTTTTATGACATATCTGATGAACTTCATAATAAGCTATATGACCCTTCATACTGAAGCATAAAGTTTTTGTAACTCAGGGTGCAATATATATTTATAGTATATATTTTCTATCTTTGTCAAGGTCTGTGATAGTATTTGACAAAGTTCAATAAGGAAAGCGTGGTGATAACTGCATTTTTGATGTTCTATCATGATGAAAAATTTGTTTTTTATGTCAATGAATAAGTTCAGTATGTATTTTCTTAATATTGACAATGTCATTTACTTTTTTAGACACTATCAAAGCTTTATATGATATAGGAGAGAATATGTGAAATAAAACTGAATATATATTATAGATTAATGCCTCCAAAAAGAATTTTGAGAAAACCTAAAATACATACCGGTGGTCTACAAGGTATGTCGCCATATGATATGCAAGGTATGTCGCCATATGATATGCAAGGTATGCCATATGATATGCAAGGTATGTATCCAAATGGTATGCAAGGTATATCTTCGAATGATAATACTAAAGAAAAACAAGTAGTAAATGCTGTTAAAAACCCTCCAAAAAGTTGGAGCAAATGGTTGGTACATGAATTTTGGGAAATTGCCAATAATTGGGATACTATTGCTAAAACAATGAAAGTAGATGTGCAAGATTTTGTTGAACTTAATCCAGTTCTTGAAACCAAAGTAGAACTTCCTATACAACCCTTAAACAGAATGCACCCTCCTATGTATGGTGGAATAGAAGGACAATTGCAATCAAAAGCAAACACTGTTGTTGATAGTAAAAAAGTTTTAACTCCTATTACAAAATCAAGTTGGACATATATACTTTTAGTGGTACTTCTTGTATTTACTCTGACAATTGCACCATTTGTATTGCTTGGTCTTTCACTATATTATTCAAGTCCTATATGGTATAGTTTTTGGTTTGGAGAGCAATATTATTTAGAAGATTCAGAAGACTTCAAAGAAGCCAGAAACATGTATAAAATAGGATCATGGTACATGCAAGATTATGTTCTATATGTAGCTATCATATTGATTGTATTTTTGTTCGCAAGTATTTTTTTATCATTAACCGTGTATATCAAACATAACAATGCTGTCTATATCAGAATGAAATACAGAGTTTATATTGCGATAGCATTATGTACATTTGTGATGATATGTTATTTAGCAATGGAATTATCAAATCATACCATACAACAAGTAGGAATATCCAGAGATTCTTTATCAAATATCATCTATGAAAATCTAAATTATGACTATATCAACTATTTAAATGATTTTGCAAAAAATACAGATAACAAAAAATGTGATGGTAGTATGAGTGAATTAGCAAAAGGTAATTTAACTTTATCTTCAGATTCATCATCTGCAAAGTGTTATGAGAGTGTCAGTGGTAATTTGGTGTATATTAATAATCAACAACGTTTACAAACATATATAAAAAAATTAATTAACAACAAGACCATAGATGAAATCAAGTCTGCGCCAAAACCTGATTATATTAAGAACATGGATGATAGTGATACTGTATTTGATTTAGTTGTAAAAACAATTATAACTTACAGAATTATAAGTGGTCTTCAGGCATATAGTGATAGTAGAAACAAACATTTTGATGAAAACTCATTCAAAGATATCATGCGAATCATAGCAAGTGTCAGTGTAAATAACTATAGTATTTTTGGTGATTACAACTTTACTTACATTAAATGCATAGAAGAATTGGAAGGAATGGGTTTGGAAGCTGTTTATATGAAAACTATATGTGAAAAATGTGATGCAGTTGCAGCAAATATTGATGATACAATGGCATTGTTCAAGAAATCAATAGGAAACATATCATTTCCAAGAAGATTGGGTATATCAACTATTATTACTATTATTTTCGTGTTTTATATATTATCTATTTTAGCCAACATCAATGCTATAAGAAGTTCACAAACACCAGTTCAAGCACAAGGACAAATGCCAGGACAAATGTATGGTTAATAAATTATGATTATATAATAGAGTATATACATCACAAGTATAGTTAATGGCAACAGTAGCAGTTCCAATAACAAGAGCAGTAGCTCCAATGGTACTATCAGTAGCCAAAGAAGACATTAAAGCACAAGCAAAAGATATGGTGAAAGTCACAGCCCAAAAAAAAATAATGGATGTTGTACATGATGAAAAAGGAGATAAACCTGATGAAAAAGGAAATAAACCTGATGAAAAAGGAGATAAACCTGATGAAAAAGGAGATAAACCTGATGAAAAAGGAAATAAACCTGATGAAAAAGGAGATAAACCTGACGGAGATAAACCTGACGGAGTAGATACAAAGCAAAAAAATAAGATAAAACCCTCTGATACAGGAGGTAAATCTATGACAAGTTCTCTTAACGAAACTTTTGGAAGAGCAAATAATGCAGGAATTAGTCATACTGCTTCTGATTCATACATTCCTGAATCAGGAGATTCAAATAATGATGCCAGTTTTACAGATATGGTAGATACAATTTTATCAACAGTTACATTTTTTGCATACACTGGAACATATGCTGCATTCATTATGATAACACTATTATGTATAGCCAATTTGATTATATTCTTTATAGTAGTTATTTATTATTTCTTAATTAAGAATGATTCAAATGCAATCTTCAAAGATACTTTGAAATACAAATTTTTAGATTATGTGGATTTTACATTGATTCATACAAATGGTAATGTGTTTTCTTCATTAAGTGACCAAGCAGGTAAACAACTTGCTAAGTTCAACAGTTCTTCAGAACCATTTTTTTATTTGTTTCTTATCAATTTTATAATAACTATAATAGTCTTGTTATATATATGTTTAGGTCTATTATATGGCTTGATATTCCTGGCTTTATTATTTGTCATGATTATCAAAATATGGCAAAGGAATTCATTTGACACAGGTAAACTCAACGATGAATCCGGGACTAATATATTTTTGAAGCACGTTGTTGCACCTGTATGGATGGGTTTATTATGCGCGGGTATTATATTTGGTTTACATCACCTCATTTTCAAGAATTATATATTCCCGCAATTAAGGGATGTTCGTTTGAAAATAATTGAACTAGATAAAGTTGTCCTTGATACTATATCTATAAATCAAATTGATGTGAATTTGGTTAATATTTTGACAAATAAAGGTAATGATAAAAATAGCAGAAATCAGGAACTGAATGCCTACTTTTGCAAGAAACTTGGAATTCCTATTCCAAATAATACATTTTCTAAATTTAGTGCAATAGCTTCTAGTGTTTCCACAATACAAACAAAAGATAGTACGACTATGTCCAATATAGTAGCAGAATTGACCTTTGCAACATTATATGTTTATATTTATGATAATCTTCCAATAAAAACTGATAGTAATACAGATGCTGTGAATGCTTTTTTCTTCAAGGTTCCTGATAATTTGAAAAATAAAGGTACAATATCAATGGATGTAAATAAATCTTCTGCAACAACCTCAAATACACAACCTGATGTATCTTTCCCAAATATTTCATTTATTGCATTGATGCCTGAAAAATCTGGCATAACCAGAGTTAATAAGATATATAGAACAGAACAATTTGTATTAAAAAATTCAACAGAAGAAATCATTCAAACAATGTTGCTGCAAGTTGATCAACGAATAGATAGTGTTAATGCAGCATTACTTAAATTTCCAGCTTTCAAAAATATGGTAGTAGCTATTGGTGCATACATTTTCATTATGTTTTTCTTTGCAGTTATTCTACTCTTGATATATTCTCTCGTAATAATGAAACATACAGCCAAAGAACAAGACAAATCAGGTATTGGTGCATTGGCAACTGCCATTGTAGGCGTAGAAACATTATTTATTCCTTATATTAGCAAAGCATACTTGAGTGCAGCACACCCAGATGAGTCTGCAGCTTGTGCAGAACATAATAGCGATGATAATACGTTTACTAAATGCGTGGTTAGTCCTGGAGGGACTATGGATGGAAACACAAATAACAACGTGAATGCCCAATAATAATCATAACAATATAATAAATATATTATAATAGATGAATCCAATAGCAATATATTTTGTAATATGTGCCTATATTATAATAGGTATTCTCTCTTATTTACAGTCATTTCAGTCTATATTGTCTTTCAAATGGTACATAGATTTATACTACTCACGTGATAAGGCATGTATCAAAAAAAATTGGGCTAAATTTGAGGCAGAGACTTACAGATACAATATATATGCCTTTTTATTTAATTTCAATGAGAAAGAAGGGTATCAATACATATATGATTCATATAAAATTAGTTATTATATATTTATATCATTTCTATCTTCACTATTGATTGTGTATCTCATTGTAATCATTAATACATTCACTACAGACAATCAGACACTTTATTCTTACTTTTGTTATTTTGTGATTATCATTATATATATCGTATATACAACTGTTAATGGTGTCTTATTGTCTAAGTTCGAACATATAAATAGTATGATACATGACTCCAATAGTGTAATACAAACATATCACTCCACATACAAGATACTGAATGCAATTATGCAGTTGAACTCGTTTGAAGATGTTGTGCTTGAATATACTAATGATAAGTTGAATGAAGCTCAAGAGACATTTGCATTAATGCTTGAAAAGAATATTGCATCATATATAAATTCAAGCAATACATCCAAGATTAAACAAGTAAAGCTTATGTCTTACGATAATCTTGACTTTCTAAAATATTTCACATTTGACAGAATGTCTGCATATTATTTGAAATATTTTGACAATGCTTTTATAATTCTTCCTGAAGACATTGCAAACGATTATGATATTTCACAAAATTTATATTTATCAGAGATATATATAAAACGCAATAATTATGTAAATTTTGAAAGTGTAAAACTAGAGTTTGATGGTATTCTCTCTGTACTTAAATCTGACAAAAGGGATACTTACACAAGCATACACATGTATTTAACAAATAATTATCCAGACAAAAATGATTTTTCACAGATGAATGAATGCTATACTGAAGTAAAACAATTATTTGTAAGGGACAAAGGTCTTGAAGAATATAATAATGTTTTGTTCATGTCTGTACAAAAACATCTGCAGAATATCCATGAACTTTTACAGAGTAATCATGATAATCAAATATACAAAAAAGTAAATGATATGATAGCTGAAAAATTAAAAGAAAAAGATATATCTGTCTCAATACCTAGAAATGATTATGTAAAGTATTATTTAGATAATAAAGATATTTTATTTGATACAGAATATGATAGAGATACTAGATTTAAAGATCTAACACAATTGTTAGACAGCTATTCAAATTATATATATGCATATGTCATTTATTTCTTCTTCTTGTTTTTCATATTCTCACATTATCTATACATAACTATCAATGACATGCAATATTTGTATATTATGCTAACATTAATCATGTTATACTTCTTTTATGCATACTTGAGTTATATCATGCGTAATTCTGTATAGAATACCTAAAGATATGTGTATATCAGAATATATGAGCATGAATAAACAAAAAAACATCTCATTGATATTCGCATGTGATATCAATGGAGGAATTGGACACGATCAGAAGATTCCTTGGTATGTTCCAGAAGAGTTGAAAAAATTCAAAGAGATAACATCCCAAGTTGATGAAAAAGGTAAAGTAAATGCAGTTGTCATGGGTAGAAACACATGGGAATCTCTACGAAAGAGACCTCTACCAAATAGAATAAATATTGTACTATCAAGAGACATACATTACAATGTACCATACAAAAACGTTGTTGTATTGCATAATATATTTGATGTTATGATGTATTGCAATTGCACTGAATACATTGAAAACATATTTGTAATAGGTGGCACAGACCTGTATAATCAGTTCTTATTTTCAGATTATTATCGCAGTAAAATTACTAAAATATACATGACTGTCATGTTTTTTAATGCACAACATTATAAAGCTAATAAATTCATAGATATGGAGCATATATTTCATACGTTTGATATACAAAAACATGAAAAGTACAAGGAACAGGCTGATAACAGACTTTTTGCATCATATATATGCATTCCAAAAATGGACTACAGAAGCACTTGGCATAGAAAGCTTTCAATGTAGATAGATTCTCTACCTTTGTTAGTTGATTGTAGTAAATATTCTATATCTGCTGCAATTTTGATAGTTCTTTGTTTTTGTTTATTGGGTATCAACTTCAACAAGTCGCTTAATAATTGAGGAATTCCTATATTAAATTGAAAGCATTTATATGCAAATGTACGATACTCTTCCATACTATTATTGTTTTTTTTCAAATTTTTATAAAATCCGGAAATAAGAGGGAAATTAAAATTACAGAAGTCTTCATCTTGGCAATCACAGTTTGCTATGAACAATGCTTTGATGATATCTCTTGACTTATTCTGAGACAAAAATGGATTCAAAGGAATATGTAAGTAATCTCTAAATATTTTCAAGATTTCATTGTGTTCAAATAGAGGCATTCGAAATAAAGCAAATCTACTCTTTACAGGTACGTCTATTTTTGCCAGCTTATGTGTTGTACAAAGGAAATATACATTATTTGAAAACCTCTCAAGAATTATGCGAAAACTATTGAAGTCTTTAGCTGCTAATATATCAATGTGTTTGATAATAATAAAATGCTTATCATTATGGATGTTTTTGTTTTTGATGACACTTAGAATAAACTTGCATAATATAGTCATATCCTTTGGTATATTTGGGTGCATAAGATCTAATTCCAGAAACATAGGATTGTAGTAGTATATTAAATCTTTGTTCCATACACATTCTTTTTTATATATGTTTGTTAAAGAAAATTTGTGTTTGATAATTTCATCTATGAAAAGATCTGTTGGAAATCCATATGCACCATATAATAATGCATTTGTTTTTGTATGTTGCAAAAAGATGAAAATTTTATTGTAATAGTCATGATACTTGATTATGTTGATGAAATGAATTTTGAATGTATTCCAACAACATAATGGTTTTGATTTGACAATAGGGTCCTGCATAGGGTCCTGCATAGGGTCCTGCATAGGGTCCTGCATAGGGTCCTGCATAGGGTCCTGGATAGGGTCCTGCATAGGGTCCTGCATAGGGTCCGTGTCTAAAAGATTCAAAGTTCTTGATGCATTCATACATATTGTTATTGATTATATAATCTATGTATTCTTAAATGAAGTGTATAAGACATATAAAAAGTTAAGATTACAATAATACAATACCAAATGTATGGTGCTAAAAATCCATATGATATTCTTGGAATAAACACATTGGCATCAAAAGACGAAATTAAAAAGGCATACAAGGATATAGCATTATCTTGTCATCCTGATAAATTAATTCATATAACAGATGATGCTGATAAACAAAAACGTATAGACAGGTTCAAAGATGCCAGTGTTGCATATGAAATTCTTATGAACAAACCAGTTGGTGATTCATGTAGTTATGCAAAGTGGGATTCAGAATATCACGATGATTCATTTGATTGGAAAGAGGTTTGGACCAATTTTTTTAATAAAGAAAATATTAAAGATACTCTTTTTGACATAGCTAATCAATTTGTGAAGAGCAAGATATATCCAAAATCATATTACAACCCTACTTCAAACATTGAACCCGTAAAAATACATGAAGTGAGCCTTGAAGTATCATACAATGAAATCATAAGTAATACAAAGAAGAAATTGCGATTGATATTAGTTGATATCGATGAGCCTATTTTTGTAGACATATATTGTGCGTCTTTTCCTCAAGTTGTCAAGGAATATACTGATGATGAACAAGGACAAGAGATATTGCATGAAATTATCATTAATATGGAAATAAAAAAACAAGATAACTTTGACCATATAATATCAAAAAATGGTAGCATTGACATCATAACAAGTATAGACATATCATTACAAGAATATATTCAAGGTATAACAAAGAAAATAGAATATATTGATGGCAAAAATCTGGAAATCAGCATACCATGTTTTCAAAAAGAATACTATGAGATACCCAGTAAAGGTATCAACAAGGGGTCTTTCATTATAAACATCTGTGTAAAAAATATAGAAAATACTCAGTGGGACGCATTAAATGAAAAAGACAAAGCTGAACTGATAAGAATTTTAAACACATGTTCATAAAATATTATAAAATGATATAAGGATTATATCTATAATATGAATCATAAAGTATCATATCATGCCAGTAAAAAAACCTGTCGTAGCCGAGCCTGTCGCATCAGTCCCAGTTGTATCCAAGCCTGTAGAAGCCAAGAAGCCAGTTGTTGCAAAGAAGGTTGAGAAGAAGCCAGAAGCCGCTACAGTGCCTGCTGTTGCTGCAGTTGTAGCTACAACTGAGTCTGTAGATACTGTGAAAGAGGAAACTAGTGGAGGCGAGCTTATTATTACTGGACTACTTGAGAAAGTTGCAAGTATGACTACGCAACTCAAGACCATTCAAACTTCTCTTAAGCAACTCGTAAAGGAGTTTGATAAACAGAAGAAGATTATTGACAAGGTTCAGAAAAAGCGTGAGAAGGCAAAGAAGTCTCCATCTGGATTTGCCAAGCCTTGCAAGATTTCTGATGAGCTATGTGATTTCATCGGGATTTCTCGTGGCACCGAGCAGTCTCGTACTGACATCACACGATACATCAATTCCTATGTCAAGCAACATAATTTGAACAATCCGGAGAACCGTAGAGAGTTTTTCCCTGACAAGAAACTCAAGTCTATTCTCAATGTCAAGGATGGTGAGAAGGTTACATACTTTGTCTTGCAGAGGCTAATTGCTCACCATTTCCCACCAAGCATGAGCAAGCTTGCAGCTGCTGCTGCAGCTAAGACTACTTAAATATTTTGAGTCCAATATTATTTTTATAACTTTGTATATTATACGAAATGTGTTGCAGTTATCATTATGATTTTATTTGTTAGTGGTATGGAAGACTATAAACATGTCCAAAATTTACATATTTTAAGTACTGCATGTGATAAAATGTTGCGGGAAAAATTCAGCATATCATTGCCAGATGATAAGATATATTCTCTCATAGATGGTGTATCAAGTGATGTTTCGACAGAGTACGCTTCTATGCAATTACAAGCACACCAATTGAACAATATAACACTATCCAAAATCAAAAATATGTACCAATTGCAACACCAACTGCAACAGCAACACCAGCGGCAAACGTCTCAACAACCCAAACAGAATTTGCCAGTTCAACAACAACCAATAACACCTGAACAGCAACCATCTCCAACTAAACAGTATATACAAGACAATACACCAGTTACTACTGATACACTTGATGATGATGTAATTAGTCATAAGTTGAAAGAACTCGAGGCAAGGAGAAAAATTATTCCGAATTATTCGTGTGCACCTGAGGACCATGAGGAAATATATGAATCATCTACACCGCAACAAAATATCATATATAAGGCAAATCCTATTTCAATAACACTACCATCTATTAGTGACAAGATTCATTATAAGAACTTTATTATAAATAGTCTGAACAGAGATTGGGCTAGAAATGTGCAACGTAATAATATCAAATTCAATATATCAATAGATGTATATACAAATACATTTTATCCTCAGTGTATATGTTTTCCAGGCTTTGTGAAGAATATAACACCATACGTGCTAATGAACATATCAGATAATACAAAAAATATATTCTATTCTTTCATATGTAGCAACAAGACACAACAAGATTCTAAATGGGATACATGGTATCCTGTTGAAGATGTTGAAAACATCTCTTTACAGAACAAATCATGGTCTATCAAATTCTATGACTTTATGAATAATGAACTTGACTTGGGTTCTGATAACATGTCTATAATAGAAGTATCATCAAAAAAAGAGAAAGAATACACATTAAAAATATTATTAGATACAGACTCTTATGACAACAATTTCAAAATCAATGATGTTGTGTGTATAAGAACTTATAATGGAAAACTATATAACAAAAAAATAATCAATTACATCAAGGCTGAAAGATATTCTCAGCAAGTTAATGAGATGACAATCATTGATGATAATAATGAATTAGTCATAGATGATTTTATTAACTCCAAGATACTGAATACCAATAACCAGTATTCTTTCATCATCAAATACTGTTTTACCAAGGTGTAAAAAAGTACATATACACATTACCAACTGACTAATTTGAAATTGCAAAATGTAAATACAAAAACAGTGTATATGTACTTTCTTTATGTCAAGATAAGGTCAGATGCTGCTACAAATACGAACACTGCTATTGTCATGAGTTCCAATTTATAAGTAAGACGCAATTTTTCTACTTCTGTTAACATGTTTTTTGAAGGATTGTCAAGATTATGATTCATATTATATATAAGAGAGTACATAATCAATGTGAAGCCAGTGATAAGAATAATATGCATAATAAAACCATTGCTATTCACATGCATATTAAAATAGTTGAACATGATGCGTAATTTATAATCATCCATATTAACAATGAACATAACGACAATCATAAATAAAATATAAAATCCAATATAGCATAATAATGATGCAAATAATGATGTTATTATATCTTTTTCTATGAGAACATCTATGATAGACAACACAATTTGTCTGATTACGAAAACAATAAGTACGAATAGTACTTTATCCTCTCTTGTAAGAACAAGTGCAGATTTTGGGTCAAGGTTATTACTTTTGAAAGCTGAATAGAGTTTATCTTGAGAGTCTTCAAGAAGTTTGTCAGAATCACTCACATCTTCAAGATATCTATCCCATAGTCTCTGATACATTGATGGACTATTATATTGACCGGCTCTTTCGTCATCATGATCAATACTGTCAACAACTTTATTAATAGCAGTCTTGTTGCGATGTTTGATGTTGCCTTTTAGTTTTTCCAAACGGGTTGTTATTTCTGTCGTCTTTGTTTGTAGGTCAAGTGGTGGATTCATTCTTTTTAAAATATTCTCAAAATTGAATCCTGTGTTCATAGATGTTGATTCTGTATCTATTTTTGTAAGTTTACTTGCGATTTCAGCAGCTGATTCTGTTATAGAATTCTGGTAATCATTGTTATTGCTATTTCTTGAACTTTTAGTTGCATCTATTATTATTTTTCCCATGTAAGAGCTCATACTTTCAATTTTTTGAACAATATTTTTGACTTCACTGTATTTGAGAAGATTATAATAATTTGTAAGTTTGTCTTTTATACTTGATATTAACCTTTTGTGTTCTCCTATGGTGTCTCTTTTGAAGGTTTCGAAATCCTTTTCTTTGAATAGCATTTTAAGTGTTTTATCACCTTTGATTTTTTCTACAATTGTATTATCAAGATTAGTTATGTTATCCAATAATGTGTTGAAGTCCTTGATAGAATGCATTGTGTCAAATTCTTTGAACTCACTTTTAATGTTATTCAGACTACTTTTCAAACTTGAAAACTTTGCAGAATTTGTAATGGCTTCTGGTTTCTCAAATTCATCCTTGAAAGTTTTTATGCTATCCTTGCCAGAAGTTATGAGATTCTTGTATTTATTTATTTTCTCATTAAAATCTCTCAAAAATTTTGTATAATTGTCTTGAATTTCTTGATATTTATCCAACCATGTCTGAACAGTGTCATAATAGTTGTCATATTTGCCATCATCAACTTGAGCTGCATTTGCAAGTGTGTTTGTAGCTTTGGGGTCGTTGTCATTAGATACAGTTGCACCACCTGCTTGATTAGAATCTATATTTTTTTTGATGAATTTAAACAAATACTTGTTGATTTGTTTACTATCATCGTCTAATTTAGATTGTTCAATGATATATTGTTTTAATATAGTATTTTTTTTGATGTGGTTAAAGAATATGTCTTCAAGACGTTCTAAGAATTTATCTGTGTCTTTGGGTTTGTAAAGATTCCTTCTGTTATTAGTTTGCTTTTTAAATGATATCTTAAATATTCCTTTATTTTTATTACCTTTTTGATTTTGATATCCAATATAATGATCATTCACTAAATAAAAAATTGCAGCAAGAATCAAGAGTAAATCTTTGTTTGTAGTTGTCCTCAAGATATTATCAGAAGAATTATCATTAATTATGTTATAGAAAGACATTATAAAGCGTTTACGAGTTGATTGTTGAAAAATATCTAATCCCTTGTCTTTAATGATTTTATCACTAAACTTTTCTTTTCTTTTCTTATCATTTTTGATATCATTAATATCATTAATATCATAGTATTTATTTTGTTTAGTGAAATTATATATAAATTGACATGTACTACACATTTGAACCCTCTTTCCTTGTATCAATTGAAAATCCAATGTATTGATCAATTGGTTATCTTGTAATCTATCTAAATGGTAATATAAACCATTTGATAAAATCATTGAGATTACTTCATGTCCAACATTAATTTGGTTTTGTTCGGCAACCTGTACAAATAACTTTACATTGTATTTCGTGCCCTTATCATAATAAGTCTTAGTACTAACTATATTTTTAGCGTCTGTATTGGTACGGATGATGTTTTGTGCAATATAATGCAAGAGCTCCAGATACAATTGTTTTGTTTCTGAAGCTAATTGTATATTTAGAATTTCTTTGAAACTATAGTCAGCCAATGTATGAGAATTCAATATATCTTCAAATATTTTAAATCTATCTTTATGAGGCTCACTTAGCTTTTCAATGTCTTCCAGTAAATCTTCTTTGTTCTTTGTTTGTATATCTTTGTATATTTCATCCTGTGGTGGTGGAATTGTAGACACTGGTAAGTTATCTTCTATTACGGGTTGGTCAGGTGATTGATTTTCCCCATTTTCTATCTGTTTTGGCACATCTCCTATCGGTTTTGGCAGGTTTTTAATAGGTACCATAGCATCATTAGGAGGATAGGGTTCTATAGCACCAAATGCTTGATGATTATCAATAGGCAAATGATTTTGAGTTCGGGTGTGATTATTATAAGGTACAAGTGCTGCATTAGAAGGTACAAGTGCTGCATTAGAAGGTACAAGTGCTGCATTAGAAGGTACAAGTGCTGCATTAGAAGGTACAAGTGCTGCATTAGAAGGTACAAGTGCATTATAAGGTATATGTGTATTAAAAGGTATATGTGTATTAAAAGGTGTTATTCCATATTCCGTATTTCCTTGGTTCTGTGTGTCTGAATTATTGTATTTTTCAACTTGTGGCGGGGCAGTAGGTACAACAGTAGGTACAACAGTAGGTACAACAGTAGGTACAACAGGAGGTACAACAGGAGGTACAACATGAGGTACAGTGTTTGTCTGTGTATTCCTACTCGCCATATCATCATGTGGTTTAGTTTCAATATAATCATCAAGTGGGTCAAAATCTTTTCTTGCTAAAATTAATCGTGCTAATCTATCCAGGTATTTGACAAAATTAGCATCAGTATATGGGTTCTTATCTATCCATTGAACAATTAAAGATATGATATCAACATACTTAAGTCGTTCTTTTTCAACAAATCCTTTTGATTTTTTGTATTCTTCAAAAAAGCATTGATGAATATTTCCATGACATTCTTGCTCTCTTTTATTTTCTTCTTCATTGAATTCAGAAGTTTGTATTATGCCTTTAAAAAACTTTGATAATTTGTCAAACTCTATTTTTTCACCAGGTGATAAGTCAACATTTCTCAAATCTTTTTTCAAACCTTTAATCAATGCTGACTCAAACAAGGAATTTCTGATTTTTTTGATGATTTCATTGTTTTTTCTCTCAAGTTCTGCAATTCTTTTTTGATGTGCCTTATTAGATTCTTTTGCTTTTTTATCCTTATTATCATCTACGTTTTCTACTTGCTGTTCGTTATGTTCATCTATTTTTTCTTGTAATTCCTCAATTTTATCCAAGTTTCTTTTATATTCTATATAGTCTGTTGCATTAACTGGTGGTTTTTTTCGCATATTATTCATACCTTGTGTCATTGACATAGGCATACCCATATTATTATATCCATATGGATTCATCATACCATATCCATAATCTGGACTTGACATCATCATAGGGTCCATATAACCATAACCTCCTTGTTGTTTTAGATTGCCACCGTAAATCCCTGTTGCATATGGATTCATTGTATTCATACCGTTTCCAAAAGTATTCATCCCATGCATCCCAGACGAATTGTAATATGGATTTGACAGCATATCTGCATTTGCGTGCATTTGTTGCATAGTTCTTGGATCAAAATTTTGGCTCTTATTAATACTTTGAACATTGTCAATATTTATTTTGGCAGCTTCTGCATAATCTAATAGCCCAGACTTAAACTTTTCAATTTTTCCTTCTCTATCTTTATCTAATAAGCCAATATAACTCTGGTAATAATCTTTTAACATATTGTTGGTTTTTTTGTTGTTTCTGAATTCCAATTCAAAGTAAGTTTCAAGTTTTCTTTTGATGCTTTCTTTTTGATAGTCATCTTCTTTAGAAACTTCATCAATTAACATCTCTTTTATATATTGTGGTCTATCACCTCCAATCATGGAATACCTCTAAATTACACTAACAAAAAAGAATATTTATAACATATACATAGCTACTATAGATGTAAAGAACCACAGTAGTAATGTGAAATTTGACAAAGCTCGTCTGATATTCTTTCGCTGTGAATAATCATAATTCAAAATATTGTCATCATTGTTTTCATTAGTTTTTATCATAATTGCAATTACAGTCAAGAATATGATAAGTGTAAAATGTATTATGAAACGTGCACTGTCCCATATCCAGTTTCCAGGAATCAAATAGAAATAATACATTGAGCTTGCAATTGCTGTAAAGATTCCATGGTCTTCATTGTATAGTTTATTCATTGGGAAATTATATGTCATATTTACGACAACAATGAGAATCAAGACAAATATACAGTACAATGAGACATATAACACATAGGCTTGTGTGAATGATACTACATAATTTGTATTCAATGCCCAATCAATCAGTACCAAACATACGAGTCTTATCAAAAATGTCACTCCTATAAAGACAAGTCTGTCAGATTTTGAAAGTTTCAATTGCTCAATAGTAGTAAAGTCATTATTCTCAATACCATCAATAATATCTTTTAGCTTTGAAACCTTGATATCTTTGTCATCATTATTATTGTATGTTTCTTTTAATTGTTTTCTGAAGAAATGAAGTAAGTTATTTGGATTGTCTTCATATTTCTTCTGAACATAATCAGCCTTTTGGGAAGAATATTGTTCGTTTTTCTTGTAATTTTCCTTCTCAACTTTTATTTTCCCTTTTTTCTCCTCTATCTGAGTTTCTAACTGTTCTCTTGAAGATTTTTCCAACTTTGACATATTCTTAATGACCTGACTCCTATATTCATTTATTTTAGCACTAAGGGTTGTAATATCTGTCTCAGTAATATCATCATTGTATTTTTGAGGTTTTTCAGTATCACCTTCTTTGTCTTCTTGCCTTTTTTTTGAATCATCTTTCAATTTAGATAATTCTTGAAGATAATTATCAAGAGCATTGATTTCTGCATCGCCTACAATGTCATCTGTGCTATCAATGCGTTTTTGTATAGCATCAACTGCTTTAGATATCATTTCATATGCTTCTTTTTCTGGTGTTTTAATCTTGGCTACCGTTGGTTGTTGCGACGAGACTTGTGCCTGTTGTAATAGATTTTCCTGACCTGGCATCATTACCTGTTGTGGCATTAATTCTTGTTGCGGTATCATTCCCTGACCTGGCATCATTCCCTGACCTGGCATCATTCCCTGTTGTGGTATCATTCCCTGATTTTCAATTAATCCACCTGTCATATTTCCACCTTCAATTATCTTTTTTAAAACATTATTTGCATTAGTCGTATCAGATATGTCATAAGTATCTAATATCTTTACTAATCTATTATTCAATTTTGCATTTTCTTTATCCATCAATGCTTTTTTCTTTGTTTTATAATCCATACCACTCTTATTTAGTAAACTATCATCGGTGTACAATCTGTTAAGTCTTGCAACAATTTTGTCTATGATTTTAGATTCTGATTCTCTGCTATTCTTTATCAACTTATTTTCATATATAATGTTTTTCAGTAATTCTGGATTTTTCAAAGCACGCATGAACTCCATATAAAAAACATAACGAGTTGGATTCACATTGTAGACAAAATCATCAGATACTACATTGTCAAATAATCTGAATCTACTTTTGACGCTATCTGGTCTCAGTTCACTCAAGTCACTAAACTTAAATGCAAGTTCTTCAAAAAAGTTTTTGTACAACATCTCTCTTTATGTATGGCAGATAAAAATTTCAGAAACTCTGACTGGTTATGAATAATGACCATACAGTTGCGAATACAAGTAATACAAATATCATGAAAACAATAAAATATGAATAATAATCTTGAAAAATATAATACATTAACTTTAAAAAGTATAAACCTGCAATTATCCATGCTAATATGATAACAAAATTTATATGCATTATATTTTTATTATTAAAAGGTTGGTAAGATTCCTCCATGGATGTAAGCAAACTGAAAAGTTTATCAGTATCTATTGTATATGGCGCAGTCTCACTTTTCTGATTTGCATCATTTACTTTTGTATAATTTTCAATTAGTGGAACCAATCTCTTCATCTTTTCAATAGAACTTTCGTTTTGATTATAGTAAAATGGAAAATAGTTTACTGGCAAATTTTTCAAAGGCAAAGCATCTATGTTATTAATATTTGTCAAATATGCACTATATTCATCTTTGTTTCCTATAAGATATATTTTATCAGTCATTTCTATATCTTATATCATAATTAAATTTGCTAATATTATTGATATAATGTAGTTTATAATAACCAAATATATCAATTTGTCAGTAGTGTATGCATCTTTATACACATTTTTAGACATATCCCTAGAGAGATTATCACTTGCAATAGAATTACTCTGAAGCTTTGCGTTATTTGTATAACGCAGATAGTCATTATTTAAAGCATTTATATTTCTGTCTAATACACTTCTATATGATTCAATATTATCAGTATACTTTGTAAGTAACACACTGTCACTTTCTTGTTGATTATTGCTTATTAAAATGTTGTATTTTGCATTGATTTCATCCAATGTTTTCTTACATAATTTCATCATTGCTATAGTCATGTCATACATGCGTTTTGGTATTGTCTTTGTCTCACTTGTAGCAGTATACTTTGATGTCTTAAATTCAGTATATACAAAAAGATATTGGTCATTATCATGTCTAAAAATTTGGTCAAGATTTTTTTGGAATAATTCTTTGTCAATATCTACATCTTGCTCAATGCGACTCTTCGCATAACTTTCAAAATTCCCAATATAAGTCTCAATATTATATTTATCATCATACAACATTGCTACAAATAATGCAGACTTGTGTTGATTGATTTGAAAATCTTTAATGAGTGTCTTTATATTGGTGTGAATTTTCATCAAGTCTTTGAGGTACTTGAAATAGACCTTTATATCATTATCTATATTTCTGTTGATATCCGCGTCATTATTTGTGGCAGACGCTGCTTGTAAAGCATTCTTTGTATATATTTTGTCAGTATGCACATTATTATAGTTAGCTATGATATACTTTGTAAGTCTGTCATTTTTTAAATTATTATATGATACAGATAGAAGTTTATTTATGATATTGAATATTTCAGTCATATTGTTAGACAAAAGTCTGATATAGTCATCTTGATATGCTCCAAAATTTTCTGTAGAACCAATATTGGTATTAGTAACATTTACATATAATGGTGCAAAAATATACAGATTGTAGTATATCAGGTCCATATATACTTCAACTACCTTATTTACTATCAAATTATATGCAGGTACCATATGGTCATTGGGTGCAACTCTCAAATCATCTGTGAGTTTGTTGTTATTATTATGAATTTCATACATATTCATATCAACAGTGTTATTATTTTGGTAAAATGCATCATCATCTTTATTGTAATAAACATATTTGTTATTAAAATTATTATAAACACATGAGTTTGTGATATTATAGACACTTTCATGTATTTGTTTTTTCAATTTATCCATAAAGTTTTTCAAACCGTCTTTGATATCATCTGATTTCATGAGAACCTCTTGTTTTATATATTGCATGGGTTCTGTGGTTTTTAGAGATGAATCTTGCAATCCATAAAACTGCTCGTGAATCTTTGTTAATATTGATTTTAACTGTTCTGTTGTGAACATATTAGTCAGATTGACCCCTATAGTCTCCATTGCTATCATATTTACAAGGCTGCAATTGCTAAAAGTGTAAAATATGCTTTTGCCATTGGATTTGCCATTTAAATAATATTCTATAGTATATTCTTTCAATTCTTTATTTGAATAATCAAATGGTCTTGAGTTATCACACTGTTGTTCAAAGATGAACTCTGGAGTAATGTCAATATATTTATCGTCTGATTTAATTCCATTCCTACTCACTGTGTGTATGTCTTTGAATAAATTGGAATACAGTGTCAATAGTATACCATTTCCTACATTCCTGCAAACATATGCAGAAGCATAATTTGAATCTATATAATCATTTGCAACAAGTTTGTTGAATGAAGTGTGTGTACTATTGACATATTGTTTATACAGGTTTACTGGTTCTTCTATGATGTATTTATTGACTACAGTATTATATTCTGTAATATTTTTGACTGCAAATAACACTATTAATATCACCAATAATGGCACAATAATTCCATATTGCAGTAAATTAGATACATTAATATTTGTTCCTATTGAATTGCATATATAACTCACGACAGCCATGACACACACTATAATAAATACCACAAATGTAATACCAGACATTTTATTCAGATATACATTTGGAACTTCAAATTGATTGTATTCTTTATATCCCATGACATTGTTCATGAAGACACTTACTATATTTTGTCTAACATACATATTGTCATCTTTATCAGATACACTTTTGATATCTTCATGAATTTGTACTGTATATTTCTGATACATATTGACAACATTTCCAATAATAAAAAACATGACAATATAAATAGCAAGGCATACAAAAAATGCAATGAACCCTGTTGTACTATTTGTGGTATATAAATTTTTAACGTTATCAGATAAATACTCTGTTATGTGCCATTTTGACACATCTGTTTCAGCATAATTGTAAAATACATTATATGCGAACCGCATAATAACGAGTATACTAAGTAAAATAATATATGGGACATATATATTTACATCTTCATTCAATATTTTTATTTTTCTGTTACTGAAAGGTGATATATCATCTCTTTCAGATACCTTCAAACCTATATATATAGGCATCAAGACAAAAACAGCTGCGACAACTATATACACAAGAACAATGAACAATAAAAATGCAATGTTTGTCCATGTAGTTCCACCACCATCAGAATTTACAAAAAGTCTTTTAAAAACATATACCAGAACATAGAAGGAACGAAAAATTACTTCATAGAGTATACATACAGCATATGATAGAATGTATCCAAAAATTCCAAAGAACCCTTTCGCATCAGCTATATCACTCTTCATACACATATTTGTGTCTAACTTAGCTATATTAAGTATATAAGGTACATTCAAAAATGTATTGTATACTATATAACTAAATAATAGGGATATGAATATGGCAACAAATATGGTTATTACAAGAATGAATGTCATATAGTTTCCTTCATTATTACTATTTCTGATGCGTATATCTTGTTCGTTTGTTGCCATTTGATATCGTGGTGTTTCATATTCAAAATATTCCTTTACACATAATCTTTTCAAAAAAGAACCATAATCCATTGCAGCATTATAAGTATAAACCATTTTTGTTAAATGAAACATATGTTCTACAATCAAATAAAATATAAACACCAATATTATAATATTCAAATAATAAGCATTCTGTTTATTTAATACTTTGTTCATAAGGAAATGATTTGTATCCATATTTATATTTTACAAATATAATATTATTGTATGTAATATGCCATAATGATTATTATAACATATATGATAATAAGTGCATATACTGAAAATGAAGTATCCTTTGCTGTCTCAAATAATTTTTGAGCATGTTTTTCTTGTTTATCAAGTTCTTTGTATTTGATATCATTCATTTCAATCTTGAAAATATCATTTGCTAATTTGAATAATGTATTATAACGGTTCTCGTATGATAATTTGATATCTGTGTATTCTTTTTTGTATTTAATGTAATCAAACTCTTGAACATCTTGTTTCTTAATAGCAGACATATCAACATCAGTAAAGCCTTTGATGGAATATGAAAAGTCATATTTTTGAAAGAAATTGTAATTATTTCTTATATTTTGTGATAATGCTTTATGTAAATTAATCATGGAATCAATATATTTCATTTTGTAGTCATAAATCAATTGCTTATTCAAATCTTGACTGTAATAATATTTACTTTTGAATATGTCTTGATAATTTTTTTGAGTTTGTTGAAGTGTATTTACAATTTCTTCTATTTCTAATGTTTTTTCCACTATTAGTGTAGTATTTTCTGATATATCTTCTTTTTCTTCTTTTTCTTCTTTTTTAGCTACATCAGGGTTATCAGGGTCATATTTTATGTCAATTTTGAATAATTCAGCCAGTTCATCTACCTTCTGTCTCAACGTCTCAATATGCGCTTGAATTTTGTCAATGTCTGAATATTTGTTTGTGTCATTTAATGCATTCGTTAGTTTGCTGTCAAGCAATACAAGTTCATCTTTCTTGAATTTATATGATTCATCTGTTATGTAATTGTTATAATTATCAATTATATATTTGCTCAATTTGCGGTTATCAACAGATGTCTTGATTTTGCTGGTTAGTTTTTCATTTAGTATGTCAAAAAATAACCCTGTGATTTCTTTATATTTTGTTATGTATGTCTTTTTTATGGAAAAACTAAGTGTACTATTACTCTGGTTATTAATTGTATTATCAATTTTTGCCATAATAACATCATATCCTTGTGTTGTAAAATCTGCTATATCATTACATCTACACAATGCTTGAATAATTCTTATAGTATATGTATAAATAGTCTTATTATATATTATATATTCGTCAGCTATGTCATTGATGATTCCACTGTATGCCAATACACTCTTATCTGTATCAATAATATCTTTGAGAAGAGTATCAGGTGATACAATGGTGTTATTTTTATGATAATCATTAGTTATTTCCAGTCTTCTGCTGCCTTCATATGTCTTTTTGTTGATAATATTGTACACTGCAAACTGGAATTGCTTAATCAAATTGTGCCTATATTCTGTATAATCTTTTTCAGTTAGATTTTCTGCAAATTTAGGTATAATACTTTTCATGATACCAGTAAGCAATTCATTGTTAACAGATATACATTTAGAATCATTATAGAAAATATTCTGTACATAATGCTTGAAATCATATTCCTTTTTCTTTGTATAATCTATAAAATCATGAGTATTGCATACACTTACATATGATAATTTTGGAACAAACATCTTTTTATTGTCATAGTTTTTGAATAAATTTGCATATAAAACAAGATGTAATGCATTGGTGATATTTGGGCATACAGAATCATTAACAACAGACGATTTATCATTATCAACAAGTTGATTGAATATGCCACTAACTTTGTGTATATTCTGTTTGTATAAACTGTGTGGTTCATAGAGAATATATTTATTTACCATGGTATTGTATTCTTTTGTTATCAAAACAACAAATAATGTTATAAATATGAAAAGCATTGGTATAAATGCAAAATAAAATACTACCTTGCTATCTAATTTTTTACCACTGAACGTTCTATAAAAAGTAATATCAAAGTGTTCTATTGCTAATAATAACATGTAAACAACAATGAGAGACATAACAGAAAAAGCAAATAAAAGCAACACCACATTATAATTATCAATATTGATTGGATTGTAATCATATGTATTAGGATTTGTTTTACTTTCATCAAATGTATACCCAAATGATTCTAATATTGCCTTTGTTATGTAATTAGTTTGAAAATTTAATTTAAAATCAGATACTTTCATATTATTCATTCCAAATGTGTTCATAATCATTTGCATGATTATACTAGTGCCGGTATTTGTATTTCCATAATAATACTGTGAAAATGTCATATTTTTTAGCTCATCATTTTCAGAATTCTCATATATATTGATTACACGAGAATTCTTACCATGCATATATATATCAGATATAATCATAGAGTATTCATAAATGACAATATAGAGCGCAAAGAAGAATATAAATGCAAAGTAAGAGACAGGTACATTGTTTCCTTGAATAAGACCAGTAAACATAATCAATGTCAGCATAATAGTATGAGGTATGATGTTCTGGGGTGTCTTTGCGAAAGGTGATATGTCAACATCTGCTGCAAGTTTGACTATGATGGATATAGGTAACATGAATATCAAATATATAGCACCTGCGACTTTGATAAATGTTAGTATATAAGCTACAATCTTTTCTAATGTACTATGTTTGTTAAGAAATTCATTTATTTCTTCTTTGAAAAAGTTTATAACAACCAGAGAACTTGAACCAAGTGATGTGGCTGATGATGCACTATTTGTTGCTGTAAATGCTTTTGATATTGTTGATGTAAAATTTGTAAACAAACTTTCCAAATACATGAAAGTCAAGAAATAATTAATGTATAATGCAAGAATAATTGACAATATAATTATAATTATATGATATCTGTCATTTGTGTTATCATTACCTAATTTGATTTTCATCATATTTTGTGCAACTTGAAATCTTTCTGTCTCATATTCAGTATAGTTTGTATCACATGTTGTTCTCATCATAGTTCCATAATCATAATATTTGTTATAATTATATACAAAGATTGTGAGTGAAACTATTTGGTCAAGAATAACAAGAAATATGATAATGAATATAATAATTTTCATGACCAATGTTTTAGTATCATTATACATAAAATTCATCAAATCCATTTTTAGGAAATACCCTTATAATTTATATATATAAAAACTAAATGATATTGAGCAGAATATCAACAATGAGTTTCATTTGAATCTCGTCAACTTTTCTACAATTATAGCACCTATTTCTATATACTATGATATTATTGCTTTTAACATAATTTTTGATGGCATCTATATTAAACCCATTATTTGTATAAAATACAGGCGTAGCTTTGTATTGTTCTGAGTTCTTAAAGTGTTGTGGAACTACATCTGGTCTGTGTTCTCTGAATAGAATTCCTATTGCTATATCATCAACAATATCCAGATGTATTAAGTGCTGATTTTCAACAATATATTTAATTGCCTGTTTTGTAAAAATCATACATGTTCCTGTTATAAATATAGTACCATACCATGTAGAGTCTGTTATACCTCCACCAGTCCATTGTAAATTCAAAACTTGTCCACCTCCATAAAAATTAATTGGATTAGATGTTAATTCTTTTTCTAAAAGGTTGAAATCAATGATAGAGCTAATATTAGTCCTGATGACATAGTCGTAATTGTCAAGGTCATCAAGAATATATTCAAATACGTTGAGTGTTTTTTGCAAAACACCCGGGACAAGGGATTCTGTTCCTTTGATATGCAAAATTCCATCTTCCAACTTATCTTCGTCAGAATATTTGTAGAATATTGTTTTAACATCAGGAAATGTTGCATAATATCTTTGTAAAGTTTTTTGCATTTCTTCATATCCTTCTTGATGTTCAAGACTGGAGTTAGAATATAGCACAAGATTTAGAAGTTTCATGATATGATATATTCTGTAAATTTTTAAGTGCTTACACTGTATACACCCTTGAAGATTTAAAATGGCACAAAATTATTTATTTTTTAATCTATATAAAAAATGTCTCATTTTTCTTTTCGGTTGATGTAATAGAATATGGCTATATCACGCAGTAGTGGTGGTATTTCATCATTAATCAAAGAAGTTCAATATCAAGATGCTGTTTCACGTACAGGAGGCAAAGTAACACAACAGGTGCAAGAAATAGAATCTGAATCAGAAGATATTGTTATACCACCACCTACACTTCCATTGCCTCAAACCACATCAGATGATGCATCTAAAATGCAGAAGGATGCTGTTCTAACATCTTGTTATGGCGCAAAGGGTTCTACAAATGACTGTAATACATGTGATGATGTTATCAATGCATACAAAGCTAATGACTGGTCATATGATACTAATTTGTTTGCTCAATGTAAAAAAGAAGGAAAGTCCAAAACCGCATCAGATGATGCATCTAAAATGCAGAAGGATGCTGTTCTAACATCTTGTTATGGCGCAAAGGGTTCTACAAATGACTGTAATACATGTGATGATGTTATCAATGCATACAAAGCTAATGACTGGTCATATGATACTAATTTGTTTGCTCAATGTAAAAAAGAAGGAAGGTCCAAAACTACATCAGATGATGCATCTAAAATGCAGAAGGATGCTGTTCTAACATCTTGTTATGGTGCAAAGGGTTCTACAAATGACTGTAATACATGCGATGATGTTATCAATGCATACAAAGCTAATGACTGGTCATATGATACTAATTTGTTTGCTCAATGTAAAAAAGAAGGAAGGTCCAAAACTACATCAGATGATGCATCTAAAATGCAGAAGGATGCTGTTCTAACATCTTGTTATGGTGCAAAGGGTTCTACAAATGACTGTAATACATGCGATGATGTTATCAATGCATACAAAGCTAATGACTGGTCATATGATACTAATTTGTTTGCTCAATGTAAAAAAGAAGGAAAGTCCAAAACTACATCAGATGATGCATCTAAAATGCAGAAGGATGCTGTTCTATCACCAAGTCCACAAGCACCAAGTCCACAAGCACCAAGTCCACAAGCATCTTCAGCAGATTCTACGTTGTATGATAATAAACAGTGGGAGTCAGAATTAAATCCTCTTGTTGTGAGAAAAAATAATACAGAAAGTAATTGGGTAAGAGATGTTATAGGATATTTCATTGTCATTAATTGGTTATTAGGAGCCATTGCTTTTGTTTTCACATTTAATTGGAATGATACAAGTAATAGAAATGATATGAAAAGGTCTGTTATAATATTTTTCTTTGGTTTTTGGGGATTTCTAATGTTTGAATTCTAAAGATACATTGATAAGTATTTTGGAGTTTCTACAATATCCTTTTTGCAATATTTATTGTAGAATTCATTTGACACAATAAATGGAAATTTTACTTCTACACCATCTATAGGAACATACCTTAGCATATTGATCCAAGAAATAATATCATTAATAACACGCTTGAGGTTTCTAACACCTTCTTCTTTACCATGTGTTTCAATGATAATTTTCAGAAGTTGTTCATCAAATATGATATCATTTTTTTGCATGTTATATTGTGGCAATAACTCAGGTATAATATAATCTTTGCATATAGTTAACTTTTGCTTACTATTATATCCTGCTACTTTGATGGTTATCATTCTATCTTTGAGAATAGGATTAATAGCATTCTCGTCATTGTAAGTGAAAATGATAAGTGATTTAGATAGATCCAAATCTATTTCTTCAAAATATTTATCTGAAAATTTGTCATTTTGTACAGGGTCTGTTATATGTATGAGTGTATTAATTATTTCATCTCCACGCGATGTATTAGATACTTTATCAAGTTCATCAAATAAAAATACAGGATTCATTACACGAGCCTTGATAAGGCTCTCAATTATTTTCCCATGTGTTGAACCTTCATATGTATAGTGATGACCATTTAAATATGATGCATCGCTAATTCCTCCTAATGATACAAAAGCTAATGGATATCCCATTGCTTTACATATGCCATCTTTGATTAGTTTTGTTTTTCCTACTCCAGGGCTTCCATGTATTCCTATTACATAACCATTACTTTTTGGATTGCTGATCCATTGTGCTAAAATACGAACTATTTGTTCTTTTGTTTCTTCGTGTCCATATATACTATCATCAATACTCTTTTTGATATTTTGCAAATACAAAGCTATATCAGTGTCTGTATTTTGGATAGGAAGTGTATGATAGTTTCCTATTGGAACTGTAGAAAGTGTATTAATCCATGTATTTAGCTTGAAATATTCACCAGAGCAAGGAACCATCTTATTCAATTGTTCCAATTTTGACAGAACAATATTCTTTACAGTAGTCACAACATTCCATCTCAAAAATTTGAAACGCAAAGGTTCAGGAGTATATATACTTGATTTTTCCAGATACTTTTCTAAAGTGTAAATTTCGTCTTTCTCAGAATCTGCCATTTTTTCAAAATGGGTCTTTTCACATTTATTATACTTTCCAACAATATCATCATATTTACGTTTTTTAGTGACATTACCATCTTGTGTTTGTTCTTTTCTTTTTCTTGTATTATCTTTCATGATAAGAGCCAATGGCTGTGTATTGCTATTAATAAATAACATAATTTTATTTGATTTATTTTCATCTTCTTCGTCTTCTTCTTCGTCTTCTTCGTCTTCGTCTTCTTCTTCGTCTTCTTCGTCTTCTTCTTCGTCTTCTTCGTCTTCTTCGTCTTCTTCATCTTCATCGTTATATGCCAATTGGGCATTATTTTTTATTTTGAGGTTATCTCTTGAATCACATGATGATGTTGATAAATCGTCTGAATCTGGGACATAATCAGGGTCAGAATCATCAGACATTTTATATAACATCATAAACAATGTTTATATACTTTACATCATATCACATTTGGTTATAATTCAAAAAAAGAAGATTACATATTAACAAGTATACTTTGATTAGGTTTGGACCAATACTTATTTCTTGCACGGGTTCGTACTGGTTGCAAAACAACAAGATAATATATAGACAAATTAATGCCAACAAGTACAAGTGTTATGACAACATATGATTTTACATATTCAGGTTGGTAAAAATAACATATAAAGAAAATTGTTATTATTAAAAACATGAATGTCATCATGTTGATATAACCTGTATTTGCTATCATGTCATGTTTTAATATATCTATTGTTTTAACATCCATTTTTTCTTTATATTTATAGTATTTTTCATGGTCTTTGAAAGTTCGCATCTCTGTCTTCATGGCACCTGACATTTTCTTAAACAAATCAAGAGAATCAAGAGATGACAAATATAAATGATATACAACTACTAATTGCAATGCAGTTTCTATAAAAGGTGTCATATTGTTTTGAATAAAATTTATTCTATTTACAATAGGTGATGTTGATGTTAATTGAGAACATTCAACAGCATTTACTGTTGAAACTTGTGAGGGTGAATTGAAATGTTCTATGTAATCATAATTCAAGTAATAGTTTATAACTAATATAATAAGCATAACTGCAAAAACTGCATACACTGTTGTTAATTTTATAGATGAACTAAAATTTGAAATCCATAATGTCACTAAGATAACTGACAAGATAATGAACACCCAGTTATATATATTCAACCGTGTATTGATATTTTTATTTATACTATATTGTTTATCATAATTCTTCACCATTCTATTGATTTTGTCTTTTGATTTTATTATATTAGAATTCAATAGCCCAAGTTCCTTACCATTTAGTATATAGTCTCTGCGTATATCTGATACAGTCTTTGGTCTTATTTTGATTAATTTAGTTTCATTTTGCTCAATATGAATAGATGGATACACACCTTCTATTCCACAACCTCGTGCATTAGTTGCATAAGCTTTCAAAATAATAGATACAGGAACTTTCATGTAATTTATGTCTCCTGTAGTATTCACATATGTAGCATTCATGATTTCATATGTCTGTGATACAGTTTGCGTAATTTTTGTTTCTTCGTTTGTAATTTGCTGTTCTACAATTACAACATATTCATCACTCATTGAACCTTCTTTACTTACAAAAATTATATCGTTTTTGTCATTCTCTGAATAGATAATATCAAAAGAAACTGGACATAAGCCAGTACATTGAGCATTATATTCTTTCAATACACTGTTATTTCCAGACGAGCTTATCATAGCATCTGCGGTATTTTTAAGATCCATAAATATGGATATTGCTTCATTATTAAAATACTCACATATTTCATCATTTGTTCCAGAATCAATCAAATATTCAGAGTTGTAATAAAATAATGCAAATAATTTTAATATTATAATATAATAGTAATAAGCAAATACTTGAGATTTAAGACTATATTCGTTTAAGGACAGCATAAAAAATATATGATTACTTATTGCCTCATTATCTGTGATACCATCATGTAGATGTTCTTTATATTTATAGCCTATCTTATCAAATTCCAACATTTGAATAGATGGGTCATAGATATACAATGTATTTGTTTCAATCAAGTATTTTGTATTCAGATTTGGGTCTATAGATTTCAATATACCTGATACATCTGCACTTGCAGGTGTATTGATTAACTTTACTTTTTGTATATTTTGATATATATCATTGTAATTTGTAGATGTTCTTATTATATTAACCAAAACTTGTATTACTGCATATATAGATGACATAATAGTATTGTATTTGATTGCCAATTCAGTGTTTGTATTATTCTTACGAAATAATTGTTCGCCATTTTTGTTTATTTCTAGACACAATATTTTTTTTGTTGTTGCATCATATATATTACCACCTGGTTGTTTTATATCATTCAGATGTGCTAATATTTCTCTGTTATCAAAGAAAAAATTGTTATAATATGTACTAAACATATTTTTAATTTCATCTAATTTTGGGTTTGATGGCATCAAATATTTTACCTTATCTATATATTATATAATATTATAAGACAAGCTGTTAAATACATACACGATAGTAATAGGATATACCACTATTTTCATTGAATCTTTCAATTTTTACTATATCACCGTGTTTTAAACCTAGCCATTTTGCTATTACATCTGTATGAAGAATATAAGGCATTTGTGTTTTTTTTATAATATATTTGTCCATTACTTCTGATAATTCATTTGTTGTTAATTTAGTGTGTTTAGGAACAAGAGAATGCTTTGTTGGATTGAAAAGCAAATTCTTAATATGAAAACATTGCAATGTACCCCCTTGTTTTTGAAGTATTTTATCATATTTATTCAACTGTTGTACAATAGGTGTAGAATTCGTGTCATTACTAAATACCAAGATGACATTGAGTTTGTTATTATATTTCTCCACAAATTTCATCATATCTTCTGAAGAATCTCTGAGTTCTTCTAAAATGCTTCTGCGCAATTTTTTTGTCAAAGCAAATATAATAGTTGTATTTGATGTATGCAATTCAATAACATTTTTATCATTGTAAAATTCATCCCTATCAATATCAACTTCATGTTCCTCAAATTCATCAATATTATCCCCTCTATCCAAAAGCATTTCTTTAAGATTGTTGATAATAATGTCAACCTCCATCTTCTTTTTCCTTTATGTAATAACTATATTTTATTTTATATCATCATTTTTTATTTTTTCTTCAATGATTTGTATTATATTTGGGTCAACATAACTTTTTTTACAGACATTTGATGTATTATGTAGCTTTTCTGATACCTTCTCCAAAGCAGTTTTGACGGGTTTCTTATCACCAAGTTTTACAGATTCCTGAATATATTCTAAAAATGATAGATTTGCACACCAAGTACGCAAATCCTTGCACGAAATACTATCATGAAATTGTTTCAGATAGTTGTTGACATCTTTTGAATCAATATTGGAAAATACATTATCATTTATAGCAAATCTGAGTTTTTTCTCTGCAAGATAATTATATATAATAGGATTATCACAAGATGATTGGTTTCTTACCCCTTTTTTCCCTATAAAATCAAAAGTGATATATCCATCATTTATGTCAATATGTTTAAATTTGATAGTAGATATTCCATATGAATTATTTTGTTTTTCATATATTTTATTCCCTATTCTGAAACCACAATATGTAATCAAATATAGTATCATTGAAATTTCTTTCTTCATTGTGTCAGTATTCATCATGTCTTGTAAAATATGTTTCATAATTTTTTGAAATGTGGTGTGTAGTAAAATCACCTTTTTATATTTTTTCTTTTGCTGTTCTTCAACAAAAACAGGATTGTAAATGCATTGTTTCCTTCCTTTACTATCATATCCATATGCCAAAATTTTGTCTCTCTTGTCTTTATTTATGATAACATGTTGATATGCTGGTGGGATGTGCAATGACTTAAACCACTCTATGAGTTTTTTATCACGCACTATTTTATGGTTATTTGCATACACAAAAGAAAAGCCAGTTTTATAGTTTCCAAGCCTTTTATACATATGAATGGTATAGCTCTAAAATATGTATACATAATTTGATTAACGCCAAATATGTCCACAGTGGTCGCATACATACAAATATTTCATATTTTGTGGATGATACTTGATATACAATACCTGTTGTTGTTTTCCTTCTTCTATACGACACTCGGCATTAGGACATTTTATCTGACTATCATTAATTCTGCGTAATGTAGGGTCATATCGCAAATATTTGTTGATATTTTGACAGTACAACAAATCATCTTCTGTATACATTGTTTCAGATATCTTGATACAACTTGTTGTATCTTCTACCTTAGAATAATCACAATGTTTACAATATTTAACAAGTTTTCTTGCTTCATCTGTTTTGACATACAGCATGTTATTGCATACACAGCAAAATTCCATCTTTATAGATATATTATATTCTTATCTTATATATTCATTTTTTTATTTCTTATCTTGCGAGGTATAAAGATTTGCACTGAATATACCTCATAATGAAGGTTTTGAACTTGTATGTAATATATTCTACCCAATTGACAAACAGACTAAAGTACATTAATAGTACAGTTGAATTATTAAAAAAATTTACAGATGATATTGGGATGCAATTCAAAATCATCATGGTAAAAGAGCCAACAAAAGAGTACATTGAAAACCATATTGAAGAATATAACAAAAGAGTCAATTATGACAAAGAAGAAGGAAAAATGGCGGATGACCAGTTCAACACTCTCATTCAAACATTGAATATATGCCAAATTTCTAACATAGAAAGACACAGAGAAATATACAATATTATAAAGAACTTAACATCAAATGACGAACTTCACTTTATAATTGAAGATGATGTGCTTCTTGGAGAAGATTATCTGCATAATATCAAGGAGCTTTTACAATGTTTTTATGATGATAAACTGATAGATTGGGACATATTATTCACATGCATTTCAAGCATTGATACCAAAGAACTTGCTCTCGTTGAATCAAGACAGCAGTACAAATTTTTACTGAATAAAAGTTCATATTTTATTACACCATCGGTTGCTGGTAAACTTTACGACTATTTAAGTACCTTTAAGTATAGTTTAAAAAATGCTATATCAAAATTCATATGGGATAATAAGGAAATCAAAGCATATGTACTAAATAAACATACTTTTCTGGAAGGAACTAAAATGGGGATTTTTCCAACATCTGTAAACAATACGAACTTCTTATTTCAAAATATACACTATGTCAATCTTGCAAAACTTACAAATATAGAGCATGTATCTGAAAAAACTTTATCTGAAGCTCACGAGCATTATAAACAACTTGAAAAGTTGAACAATCCTGATAGCATCCATACATTAGGAGTTATCTATTATAAACACAAAGACTATGAAAATGCAAAAAAATACATGGTAGAGGCTTGTGAAAAGCTAGAAGAAAATCATGGTTTTATTGCAAAATCTTCAGAAATTTTGAATAATACGATAAATGTTTTCCAATATGAACAGAACCAATTGGAAGCATGTAAAAATAAAAAATCAAAATACATTATTGGTTAAGCTATTCAGACATCTTGTATTCTAAAGCTTCTACTCTTGTTGACAAATCTGCTATTACTACATATTCAATTCGTGTTAATTTATCTAAAAAAACAGTTTCAAGGTTGTTTATTTTGTTATTTATATCAGTTATACTAGATTCAATTACATCCAACCTTGGCTCAAAAACAGCTACACGTTCTAACACAGCTTGTGAACTCTGTTGTGTTTGACCTTGAGATGTTTCAAGATCAACTATGCGCTGTAATACAGTCTGTGAGTTTTGTTGTGTTTGCAATTGAGCTGCTTCTAACGAGGTTAATCTGTTCAATAAATCAGATACGTCAGGTGTGCTATATGGAGTGCTGGATAACGATGAATTTTCATTCATTGCCTGAATTTTATTTTCAAGTTCAGATAATTTAGCCAATATGCTTGCATAAGCCATTATGTTTTCCTATAATATATATATATAAAAAAAATCAGACAATACACATATAAAAAAAAAATGATATAAACTGTTAGAATATTTGTATAAAGATGATTATCCCTATTCGTTGTTTTACATGTGGAAAAGTCATGGCTGATAAAATTGACTATTATATACAGGAGGTAGAAAAATTAAAAGCTGATAAAAAAGAAAATACAACAAACCCTCTGTTTAAAAATTTCGATAATATTCAAACTGCTTCAATCTTGGATGGATTGGGATTGACAAGATATTGTTGTAGGAGAAATCTTATTTCTAATGTAGACTTGATGCATATTATTTGATAAATAGTTTAGAACATAAGTGTGCTAAAAATAACTATGAAAATATATTTATCATTTTGTAGTAATGAATAGTGAATTAACAAGTAATGTTTTAGATGCTGATGTTGAAAAATACATAGAATCAAATATTGAAAAAAAAATTAATCAGCTTTTTGATGTACTACCTAATCATTTTGATAGAAATGGACCTAAAATGATATATGAATATACCATTGCAGAACTGTACACAGGTACTATTCAAACTGTAGTCGATATACTGAATGACATCACTTCACTCAATGCAGAACGCAAATATGTAAGCACAAATGATTATAGAAACAAGTTATTCATTATATTTTTTAGAAATGACAGGAAAATATTCATTGGAATAGTTCTTGTCATACTTTCATTTATTCTATATTTTATTGATGGCGCAGATGCATAGTATTATTATATACATAATGTTTAAGGTTAGTGATGATTGCAAATATCTACACTGAATTTTATGTTGCAATATTCACACTTGCTTTTCTATTCTTTTTATTTTCAAAGGTAAATATTAACAAACTTGTCATTGTTATTATTCTCATTCTTATTTCATATGCTTTATATTTCTATCTAAATACATTATCAGCTAATAAAGAAACAAACATTGCATATGTACAAAATACAATTGATACTGACATCCAAGATAGAAAGGAGGTGAATGAAAAAAATTTTTACATTGATAAATTCCCTAAGAAAATAAAATACTTGAAACAAAACACCAAACTGGTTGATATAATAACTAATCTGAGATTTATCAGGAAGTTCAATAAAACTATCTATGGTGATATTATATTAAATGCAAACAAACTTATGAAAGTGTATATTTATATATTGGCAGGAAGGTATGATGCAGAAGTATATTTGTCTATATTTACTGATATAAAAGACAACATATTGGAACTTATACAATCTCTTATCATAATAATTCCTGAAAAATTGAAACATACATATGGTATTGATACATATGCAGAGATTTCAAACAGTCTTCAAGAATTTACTCAATATTCACAAGAAATGCTTATCACACTTGAAAAATATGCAAAAATTCATGAAAAAAAAATGTATATACCTGATACAAAATGGAAAGCTTATAACGTAGCTAAAGAAATGTTTTTTCCTATAGCTGAAAACTTGAATAAGGAACAGTAGATACATACTTGACTCTTGGAGCATTATAGCAAGTATTGTAATTTAAATTGTTTAAATTATATGTATCTTGTACCGAAATCGGTAAATTCATTCCAGTTGTACCTCCTCCTTTCATATATGAAGGTTTTCCTTTCAAATAGTCTGAATACATGTGTTTTATAACATTACTAATACGATTGTTGTTTGTATTACGTGAATTCTTTTTTATCGCTCCTCCTCCTGCATGTGCAAAATTGCTGAGCTTAATTTCATTGATGTATTTACTATAATCAAAATCTTGATATGGTTTGTTATATTGTAGGTTGTTGACATTGTTTATCTCGTTCCATTGAGGTAATGCTGTTGACATCTAATATATAAGGTATATAAAAATTATGTAATAGATATATATAAGAATGTCTGAATATAAATTGCAATATTTGTTTGATTTATGTCATAATGATGATAAGAGCTATGAGTATCAAAAAGTCATGTGTAAAATTGATGAGAATATATCAAATACAAAAACACCTATTGTCTTTCACCTTGTACCTATATTGTATTCTATTACATTTTTGATAGGTATATCTGTTTTTGGATATAAAGTGATTATATAATAAAAGAATAATGAATAATATTCTTGCAACTGGTTTTGCAAGATACAATGCAGGTAATATAACAAATAATATAAGTTTTGAAAATCAATCCACTATTGTTGGAGAATTTTCTGGACAAAATATTCTAGATACAGCTACACTTTTTAGAAATTTTTATAACACATTTGTTGGTTATAAGGCTGGGCAAAATAGTATAAATGTTAGTAAAAATATATTTGTTGGTTTTGAGGCAGGTTTGAATGTATACGCTGGTTCAAATAATATCATTATTGGTAAAAATGCGGATAATGATAAGTCATTGGAAATATATGATATCATCTCAATAGGAAATGCAAATTATACAGAAAATAATTCTATATCATTGGGAACATCAAACATTAATTCAGGGTATCAAAATATTTCTATCGGGCTTCAAAACAATATACAAGGACTACAAAACATGGTTTTTGGAAATAAGAATTATCTACCACATGGTACAAGTGAATCACTTATTATTGGAAATAATAATTTGTTGTCATCAGATGCTATCAGTAGCAATATCATCATAATTGGGAATAAAAACTTTGATAATTCAATGATGGATTATTCGCAATTACTCGCATCAGAACCTATTATCATTGGATATAATCTCAATAATTCTAATGCTAATTTTGTTATAAATGTAGGTGATACACTACTACGCTATGATAATTATAGCAATAACGAAATTCTTTTTTTGGGAAATAATAACAAATATAGTAACACTTATGCTCTACATACTGCAATAGGATTCAAAGAAAATGAGATTTATGATCTTGATAATCAGATGCAACATACATCAAATATATGGCACACATTGTATGTTAAAACTGGTATATACACTGATACACTTTCTATAGGAACATATAGTAGCAATGTGAATTACGCCATAACACTGAATGCGAATCCTATGTTAGTAAGTAACATTCATTATGTTTTGCCTGATATGCCAAGTGATACTACAAATGTTGTACTTAGTGTTGATGAAATTGGTACAATGTATTGGAAGACAGCTGATTTTGGCACGACTATTAGCAGTACAGATGAAATCCCTGAAGGAGAAATAAATAAATATTATGATGATATATTTGTTGCTAATAAAATTAATGCATATATTCGTGATCTGTTTCCAACTTATTTTAACCAGTATTATGCATTGAATATAGCCAATTTGAATCTAGACCAAATCCAAAATGGAAACATTAATAGATACATTGTTGACGGCGTGTATGATAAAAATTTGAATGTTCTTGGATCTTTATATGTGAATAATATAACAAGTATTGTTGCATCTCCGCCACAAACACCTTATCTCATAAGTGATATTTATAATTTACAATCCACTTTAGATGCGACATGTAATATGATTAAAGACACTTCAAATTATCTGAACAACCTTATCCTGTCAAAATTTTCAGACATAGTATTTCAAAACCCAGGAACATTTACTGATAGAGATACATCCAATTATGTAAAGAATGTATCTGATCGATTGACAATTAGTATACTGAACACTTCAAATTATGTAAAAAATACAAGTAATCATTTTGCAATCAGTATACAGCATGCATCCAATTATGTTAACATTACCTCAAATGAGCTTGCTAACACATTACAACACACATCTAACATCATCAGTCAACGTATATCTGGATTGAATATGGTAGTTTCAGACACTTCAACGTCCAATTATGTTAACATTACCTCAAATGAGCTTGCCAACACATTACA